AGCGATTTTGTAAGTATGCTTGTTCTAAAGTCATGGCCTAGGTTTTTTCTATTATCAGCGGTTTGAACTTGAAAGTCATAAATACTTTCATAACCTGCTGAAAATAAACCGTCAAATAAATTTATTTGTTCTTTAGCCATTACATTGATTTTCTATTTTGAGTTTGTATCGTAGAGTATATTGTGTTCTGAACCGGCGGTTCATCAAAATAAACTGATAGTGCCGCCATTTCTCCAGTTCTTGCATCATCCGGTACCACGATTCCAGTTTGATCTTTCCAACCACCTCTAAACATTGCAACTTCTTGTTTGCCAAGAATAATATCTCCAAAAGAATCTAATCCTATTACTGATTCAGGAAGCGGAGCTCCTGGAGCAAAATTAACATTTGCAGTCGTTGTAGTTCTTTTAAAGAATACAAATTTCTGTTTTCCATTTCCAATAGTTTCTAAAGTCGGAGTAGAAGGAGTTACTGTTGTAGTTGTTGATGTGTAATATCCATTTTTTCTAGCGGTTTCTTCAGTTTCCGAAACGAATCTAATATTTACTGAATCGACTCCATCAACGCCTTCAATAATCGCAATCAAATCTGATTTTGGTAAACGATCTCTTCTTGTAATATTCATTAGATAATCAGAAACTTTTGCTCTAATCTCGGTAAAAATATTTGTTTTTGAATATCCTTCGAAATATCTGATCTTAATATCCATTCTATAATACTTAGCAATTGGCTCCACGATTTGAACTTCCGTTGTAACCATCTGCTGGCCAGAATTTTCTAGCAAACCAAGTATTCCATTCTTCTCATCTGAAGAAAAGAAGAACTCATTAATATCTAGACTAAAATAATCTTTATTTTTTGTTAATTTCTTTTTAGTATTTGGCAGCATAAATAAGTAAATAATATTGTCATCATCTAAATAACCATCATCAGTTGTATTATAGGCATCAAGGTATGAAAATAAACCGTATCTTGATAGGAAATATTCATAATTGTCAGGGTGAGCCAACACAAAAGATTTACTAGCGAGTGGTGCAATTAATTTAGTTGTCTTGATAGTTTCTGGGTAAGCTCCCATTTTAGGCGCTAAACTGCATTCAAGCTCTAATATTTTATTTAGGTCATATGTCTGACCAGTTGAATCTGTTCCTTCTGATTGAAATTTAAAAGTAAGGTCTTTTGCGTCAATGAGATTTCCTGCTTCTCCACCATGCACGATATATTCTATTATTATTGAAGCTCCTGAAGATGGCATCATTCCAAAACTACCATTTCCAAAATACAAATCTAAACCTCCACTAATACCTGTTTTTATAAGGTAACCTTTGGTGGTTGGCATCATATCATATAAAGTTTCGTGTCTTGTCCATAATTCACCATTAACCGATACTCTTGTAGCGTAATGGTCTGTGTAACCCTTAGTATTAATATTAAAAGATTGTAGAGCCCCTCCGGTAGCTGTTAATGTTTGAGATTCGTGTGAACCTTGTATAATTGGAATCCTAATATAATTAAAATTAGATTTCTCAATTCTAAATTGATCGTTATTTGTTCTTAAAATATATTCTAATCCGTTTCCGTTTGCTTTAATAACCGAATTTGCTGAAATATTAATGGCATCTCCTGCAATTTCAGAATTTGCTGAAGTATTTAATCTAATGCGAATTTCTCCAATTGCTGAAGAACCTCTAAATGCATCATGTCCCGTTAATCTAGCAAGACCATAAATAGATTCTGGCTGTTGCGCGGTTATGATATTTTGTTCAACCGTAGAGTCTTCAATGTAGAAGAATATCAATTCTGATAATTCCGTCAATACGGTTATGATTTGAAAAAACGGAGAAGCCGGCGTAAATACTTCACCTAATCTTGAGTAGAGTCTACCCATATAGGTTTTAGTATCGACTAGTAATTCGCTAGCTTGGATTCTGGTTTTTTGTAAAAAGGTTAAATTTGTCATCTTATACTATGTTTATATTGCAACTTGAACTGTTTCTCTGCCACCATCAATATTAATATTAATGAATATCGCATCTCTATCGTTCGAGGATGTATCAAATTCAACATCAACTGTTACATTCATTATCCTCGCTAGTGGCACATAACGTCCTAGTTGTTCTTCGATTTCGTTTTTTATTTGAATGTCATTATAACTAAGACCGTAAACTAAATCTTCAAGATTACATCCAAGTCCAGGTTCTCCTAATACTTCTCCTCTTCTTGTAAAAAGAATAACGTCAATTTGAGCCAACAGAGTCGCAATTCTGCTATCAGACTGCAATTTTGTTGGGTCATAGTTTGGGTCTCCGTTAGTCTTAATATACAATTCCATTTAGTATTTATCGTGTTTTTATGAGTGCATCATCCAGTCAACTCCTTCGTCGCCTTTGATTTCTTCAATTACTGCTTCTAATTCTGATTCTCCTAAAGATTGAATTGCGTCTGCGTTTATTTGAATATTTCCTGGAAGATTAAAATTAAAGATTCCCATTTTGCTTCCTAATGAGATTTTAATCTTAGCTGCACAGTATCTAAAGAATGCCTCATCGTCAAACAATGCACATTGTGGCACTGTTTCGTAGCATTCGATAATAGTATCTTTTATAGGAACTTCGCCAGTGAATCTAAGTTCGTGTGTTAATTGACTATAATGAAATCCAGTTGGATTGTCTAGAATGCTTCTAGTTAAATCGAAGTAACTTTCATTAATTACATAATATTGTAGGTTCTCAGCACCAGAAACCGTTCCACTACCTCCATATAAACCACCATATAACATTTTTTCCATAGCAAAATCTCCAGTTGTAAATGTTACTGAAGTACCAGCTCCGAATCTAGATCCAGTAGGATATACTCCATAAACTGAAAATATCTCTCCACCACCAGATGTTATATCTTCTTTTGGAAGGGTAATACTTCTTGTTCTTTTAAAGTATGGGGTTTGAAATACAGAAACTGGAATTCCTATGAAAGTCGTTCTCACAGAATATTCGTAATTCTTATAAAACCATTTCTTGGCTCTTTCCACTATATTTTGAACTTCTTTTCTCGGTAAGTTCATTGGAATCATACAAGACCCACTAATATCGTCTGCTAACAGATTGATAAAATTAGTATAACATGTACTTGACCATGAAGGTGGTGTAGTAAGTCCTGAATCGGTACCTTGATAAATATCACTCATCTTTTAAATTATATTTTTGTTGAATCAATAATTTCAGTATCTTTAAAAATAGCTTCTTTAGTATACTTTCCTTCTCTAAAGATTCCATTATTCATTCTACCACTGTATACTCCATCGATTCCATGAACGTAACAGTTTGTTGAAACACAGCTTTTGTTAACATAGCATGAACCTATTTTAGAACCGTTTACTTGAGTTCCTTGATATAAATTACATGATAATAAATTTGCTGATTTTACATCTGACTGGAATATGTCGCATTGTGTAAGTTCTCCCATTATATTACATTTTATAAACTCGTAGTTCATAATATCGAAACAATAGGGTAGGTTACCGCCTTCAACCTGGATTCTTCCAGTATCGGAATCATAGTTAATATGTCCCTTATCTAATTGGCCATTGGTGAACAAGTGGACAACACGGTCTTTAATTTGAGGCCAGTAGATGTCAATAATATTCGGATCGTCATTTAAATCGATCTGTAAAGTAATATCTTTCCAGCCTTTATTGATGTTTCTCCAATCAAGTCTAGAGTTGATAATTTTTTTATTGTTCGTTAAGATTCTTTTTAGTTCAAGTTTATTATTACTAGAGAATCCTTCGCTTGTCGAAGTGTTCCATAATTGTAATAGGAATGAATCTAATAAATTTAAGATTTTTGATTGTTTTTTATGCCAATCTTCTCCTCCTAAATATCTAAACTCTAAATAATTCTTTGGTAATTTTTCAAAGTTTACACCGTAATACTTTGATTGAGGGAATATAAAATTAGTTTGATTAATATGGTTTCCGTCGTAGATATATGTTTCAGTTCTAGGCAAAATAAATTTAATTGACTTTGCGTACGCTGAATCTTTTCTCATTGGAAAAGCTTTCCAAACCTGCTCCTCCTTAAAATCTAAAATAAATTTAAGAGGACTCATTCTGGAAATTTGGTATTTGTTTCCAGTTAATTTAGGATCAAAACTTAAGTTAAGATGGATCGATGAACGGTCAGAAGTATAACCATTTTTATTAATCCAATCACATACTTTAATTATAATCATTCTAGCCTCTGAATAAGGCAAGGCGCCAGTAACTAATTCCATTAGTCCGGCGCCTCCACTCATATCAGGTTCTATCTTAAACTCCTTTTGATTTGGAGCAAATTCACTATGATGTTTCTTCTCGATTCTAATCTTCTTGCCTAGAACCTCAGCTAATTGCTTAGTTGTTTCTTCTAGACTTACATTTGCATAGAATTCGAATTCTACTCCTACGAGACCTTTTTGAAGAATCTCTGAATCACTTAGGTTAATCATTTACTGGATTTATATAGTTATGTTCACTATATATATCCTGTTAAGATTTAAACTAACTTTAGAAATACCTTCCTCGTTTCTTCTTCGATTCTAGTAATCACTACAGTTATTGGATCTCCCTTTTTAATATCTTGAATATTAATTCCTTCTAATTCGCTAGAATGTAAAAGTCCAGTAATTCCTTCCTCGATTTCAATAAATAAACCGTAATCTTTAATAGATCTAACAGTTCCTTGAACTTCTTGAGGTACAGTATATCTACTAGATGCTCCACTCCACGGATTAACATTAGAATCAGTTTTCTGAGTCAATGTTATTTTTGTAGTTGATATAATATCTTTAACAAAGAATGTAACTGGAGTTCCTGGATTTAAATTACCCTTAGCATAAAGTTCTGCTGTTTCGGTAGATAAATCATTGATGTGAATCATACCAGTTAAGCAACCATTAAATTCAACAAATACTCCGTATTTAGTCGAACCAGTTACATAACCTTCTTGTTCCTTCTCCATATTTGCTCTAAGTTCTTCAATATGTTGAGGAATCATTGCTTGTAAATATGCGCGATGTGAAACTACAATTGTACCTTTTTCTGGCGAGAATGAAACTGGAACAACATACATGTCCGTTCCGATTATAGATTCAAAGTTAGCTAGTTTATTAATACCTGCTAAAGATCCTGGCATGAAACATTCGATACCCTGTACTGTTACCATGTAACCTCCACCTGGAATCATTTTATCGATCCTTCCAGCGTATGCTGTGCTTTTGGTTTCAGCAGCTGCCATTAAATCATTAATGATTGCTTGTTTAGTTCCTTCAGTTACAGAACCAAGGCAGAATCCTTTGCTTGAACTATCATCGATAATTTTAACAGTAAATTCTTTATCTTTTTGAATCAACTCTTTAAAAGCAGGAGATTCTCGATCTAGATCGATGTAGATTAATTCTCTGTGACCAACATCAATAGTTGCCCATCTTGAATCCATTGAATATATTTTACCAACTAAGTGGTCGCCATTCGCAACTTTAGATATAAATTTCTCTAATGAGCCTTCATACATGTGATACATTTGCTGAGCATCTTTTGCTAAAGAATAAACTTTAACACCATGTGGTACTTTAACGTGTGGATTTCCTTTTCTCATTCGGCTAGGACAGCCTTCGGTGTGTGCATCCCAATCGAAATCTTCTAATCCTTGGGTCGGCAACTCTTTTGTTGTTTTTTGGATTAGGTCTTGTTTTTGTACTAATTCTTGTAGCATTTGTTTGTTTAAATTAAAAGTGAATTATGAGTTATATATCGAATTTAAAAAGCAGTTGGCACGAAACCAATCATCGGAACAGGACCACCTGGCGTCGGTATCTGTCCCATGTATATGAATTTTAATTGTAAGATGTGTTTTGCACAAGCTGCTGCAACTGCTGCTGCAACTGCTTTGGTTGCTGGTTGTAATAGTGGCTCAACTTTTGCTAATTTACCAGTATTCCATGCTCTTCTAAGATCCTTTGCTAAAGCCTTTTTACTTCCATAATATAGAGGTATATAAGTACCTGGTGTAGGAATCAAGCATGGTGGAACCGGAGGAGCAGATTTAAATGGTGCAACGGCGCAACTCATCCAATAATTAATTATTGCGCTTGCCATAGTATCGTAAGGATCATCCTTTCCATCTTCTGGATCGGCATCCTTCTTTTCGGAAACTGCAAGTTCATCAATCCATTGTTTTTGCAGAGCATGATACTTATCTCGATCTACCTTATAGAGTTTCCTTTTTGCTTCAATTCTATCATTCTCATTAGGTGTCGTTGCTTTATCATGCGTATTTTGGGTAACATCATCGATACCTTTTACATAACATAGTTTACAAATAAGAAAATCCGTCAACCAAGTTGGCCATACTTCTTTGTCATCTAAATGTTCTAATTGAATAATTTTTTTATTTAGAGGATTCTTTAAAGTAGTTTTAAGATTTGAATTCACGCGAAGATATTCAGCGTCTGATTCTGATTGTATGATAGCGTCTTTTTTTGATAAAAAAGAAACTAATGAAGTTTCAAGAGCATATCTTTCATTAGCAATTAATAATTCGTATTCTTTATTAATAGAGTATGCTGTCTGTAGAGTAGGCACCTTAGACTTGGTATTATAAATATTAGTATATTTTGTAGTGATCTGACTTACTATAGTTTTTCTATCAGTAACACCAAGTATTCTAGCACATTCGTCTCCTACCTTTTTACCGTATTCTTTTTCGTATCCTAATGAAAATCTAGTCAAAAATCTTACAAATTTAATATTGCCGTCATTTTGGTATAAAACTCTTTTAACAATCAATTCAAGTTTCTCATCTTCTGTTAAAACTAATTTTGGCTTTACAGCTCCATTAATAACTTCAGGTGGTTTAGTTGCATCTGTTGGAATATTAATTTCAACAGTTTGATTTAATTTATGTTGAGTATCTGGAAATGCAGAATCAACTACATTTATTAAAGTATATTTTAATTTTCCGGGAACGTCAGAAGGAACATACATTTTTACAAATCCAAATTCGTCAGAAGTAAGTTGAACCGGTTCTCCATCGTTTAAAGTATATGTAAATATGTAAGGCGCTACACCGCTTTTACCGGTGAAAGTTAAGATTGGTTGATCTTTTTCTATTGCTGCTCCGAAAATGTCAGCACTTGTTAATTCAGGTGGTGTTCCAATTGGTTTTGCTGGTTCTGGTTTAGGGGGAAAGAATTCATAGAAGTTAGTGTCTGGTAATTTATCACCCTTACTAACAACCCATTTTCTAAATTCAGCTGCTGCATCGTATTTCTTTGGAATTGGTAGTCCTTCTAATAAGTCAGCATAATTCCCATCTTTAATCTTATCTTCTAATGTAGGAGCTAAGGATTTAAATAAATCATTGAATGCTTTTTTGAATCCAATTTCTAATATCGTCTTTTGTCCAGAACTATGAAGATTTCCAAATGGGGTTTGTGCGGTTTTGACTGCATTAAAATATTCGTTTGCCACAAACGTACCAAAGTCATCTGCTCCTTTAGAAGATCGACTTGCTAGTTTTGATGATACGTTATTTATAAATAGTGGCCACTGTGCAGGCATAATGTTATATTTTATAAGATATTTATCCTAATTATTTACCTTCTTGCTGATATGGCTTATGTACTGGAGCCCATGGTTTAACAGGAGGTCCACTTGGACCGGTAGGAGTAGGATGTGTATGCGAATTATATTCAGACTTAAATGATTCTAAGAATTTTTCTAATGATTTACCCCTAACTGCAGGTTCTTTAGTATCTTCTGATGCCTCTCCAGTATTTGACAAATAAACATTACCAGCATCTAAAAAGATTTTAGTATCTGTGCTGATTTTGATATTGTTCTTCTCATCGATTTGTATTAGGGGTCTCTCCTTGGCACCCTTACCTTTTGTGATAATTATACCATCTTTAGGAGAATGATAGATTCTGATGCCACGTACTTCATCGTAGACTAATGAGATAGTTTGTTGTGCTTCATCTTCTGACAAGGCATCTAAAACCTCTGATTTTAAAATTTTACGTTGATTGACCTGATAGAAATATTCAGGATGGTATAAGTTACCATTATCAAAACGAACAGAAACAACGTCATCAACATTTGGAATTGCATGAGCACCTACAGTGCCTCTGTTTCCGCAAGCAGCCCAAGGAATATCAGCAGGTGGTACATTATCGAATTTACCAAAGACAAGAACTTTACATCTTCCATTTTTTAATGGGTCTTTGTTATCAACAACTTTACCGAGCCAATGGGTATCCCTAATGTTATCATTTCCTATTTCGTCGATTGTTGCCATGTATTATCTTTTATATACGTTTCCTATATTAATCAAAGCGTCTCGATTTGCTTTATTTAAGACGTCAACTAAAGGAGTTCCATTTAGAAAATGAACGTTCCTACCAACAGTACTTTCTATTGCAGCAGATATTTTTTTAATATCAGTTGCGGCATCTAATGCTCTTATAGCCTTTCCGTAAATATTTTCTAATGTTGGAATTCTACGATTAACTAGTCTACGTGCTTCAATTTCAGCCTCTTCGGCTTTAAACTTAGCCATTCTAGTTAAATCTTCAGTTGCTCTTTTACCAGTTTCTTTTAGTTTATCTTTAGCTTTATTCTTAAGGTTTTTCATTCCCTTAGCTAAATTCTGCTTCATCGATAATTTTTGAGCCTGCGCTGGATCAGCTGCGCTCATACCAGCTTCTAGTTCTGCTATTTCCTTAGCAGTATCTGGATCTAAACCAGCTTCTGGATCCATTTGCCTTCTATCAAGATCGTTGTACTTATTTTCTAGTTCAAGGACTGGAACAATAGTTTCTTTTTCAGCAACTATATTTTGTGTTGCATCTTTCTTTGAAATATCTTTAGATTGAAATATTGCACCGTTAAGGGCTCTTGCATCAACTCGATATACTCTATTGTAGTTAATTATAATCTCATTTGTTGCTGCTTCTGGAGCTGCTGCTGATAAATCAGCTAGTGCCTTATTACCGCTAATCATATCGAATTCGCAAAATCTAAGTTCAAACATAAAGAAAGGTCTTAAGTTTTCTCCGGTTAATACACCGGCAGCTGAATTATCATATAAACCTCTAACATCTGAAATAAACAAATACATTGTAAATTTTCTTAAATTAGGAGGTAGAATATAACGCCAATTAGATTCATCCCATACGGCTTTACGATATAATTGCATTAGACCTGAGATATTTAAATTAATAGTCTCTAAACAACCGATAGTTAACTTAGCATCGTCACCTCCAAAGAAAGGATTTTCAGGAGTAAATTGAACCATTCTTTCAACTCCAGCAAGAGATTGCCAATGCCACGGCATTTCAGAATTAATTTTATATAAAGCCTCTTTAAAGGCTAATAAAGAATCTAATTTATGTTGATACTTTGCAGGATTTTGATTAACTAAATGTTTTTTCATAAAACCAGCAGCCTCTCCATTAAATAGTGGAGAAGTTAGTTGCATATCAAATAATAGTGTAAATGAAAGATATGTAGGATCTTGATATGCAGACATGTCAGTACCCGTAATGTCTCCTTTTTTAAAGAGACCTGATTTTCTAAACGATGGTAAATCTATGAATGCTGACATGTGTTATATATTGTTTTTAAAAATTAGTTTATTGTGTTAAGCTTACTAGGCCATTCTCTTCTTAAAAGAGTTATTTTCTGTTGGATTCCTGCGCCGGTATCAGAATCATACATATATTTAATATCTTCTACAACATAATATCCAGTGTGAAATTCATCCATTGCTATCTTACCTTCACTTTCAGCTTCAAAATCTTCTCCATATTCTTCACCAACTGTTGCAAACCCTTTTTCTTTTTTCTTTTCTTTCAATGATTTTAATCTAGCAACTTCAGTATCATTATAGGCTACAACAAAAACAGGAATCTTCATATACATGTAGATACTTGGATTAATCTGATCTAGAGTTACTTCCATTTTAATTTTGGTAGACTCATTATAATTCATTTTATTTTGAATCGCTGCATAATAATGGTGAATACTCATATTGCCATGAGTTTTATCAGCATCAATCCTACCTACATATTTCTGTTTAACTTCGTCTTCAAATCTAGTATCGTCTTCTTTTCCTCCACCATCTTTTCTACGACCTCTTAGAGGTTCTTCAATGTCAGACATTTTTTTACTAGCCATCGATTCAATATCAAAAGAAACTAGACCCTCATCACTATCGTTTTCAAAATATTGCATTTTGATTTTATAACCCATCCGTGCTGTTTTTTCACCAGACTCGTTAATTACTTTAAATGATTCAAAGAATTTCGGACTAGCTTGATATTCAGGATGATTTGTAATTAACAAAGGACCTTTAATTACGTTAGCGCTATCGTCATCACCCGGATTCTTATTAAAATCCTCTTGTAACTTTGAAAAGTAGCTTAATTCTAAATCATTTTTAGAATTAAAAACTTTATTTAGATCAACGTAATTCAAATGGTAATATGGATCAACTCTACATACAACAAAGCTCTCATCATCGATATAACCATGCTTTACAATATCTTCTATAAATTTTGCCTTTGAAATGTATGGGCAAAATCTTGACATTTCATCATCTGTCTTGTCAATGTTAGTAGCAAATCCTAATTTTAATTCAGTTGCAATTTCTTCTAAATGATCTAATGAAGTTTTCTTACCATAACCTTTAGATTCTTCAGCATAAAGTTTTGGTATTTTTAATCTTCCAGATATTCTGTATTCTCCTCCTGGTAATGATTGCGGATTTTGACCACCCTCGGGTGCAGCATTTGCACTACAATTAATAATATCAAAATCCATTCTAATATCTTTAAAGACATCAGTTTGTCTAGAAGCTAGCCTAACACTTACAACATCACCATCTCTTGGAATAGAATCTCCTTTAAAATAGTTATTAGTGTCCATAAATGTAAGATATACTTCAGGAATAAATCCTGACATATCTATTGAAAGAGTGTTAATGTCAAATTGTTGTAAATCAATTTCATTAATTCTAATAGCAGGTGTAATTCCACCATTTTCCTTAGATATTTTAATTCCACCTGGTTCTTCTTCTTTTCCAGAATCATAAACCATCGGATCCAATTTTAAAGTTGGTTCAGTAATTACGAGTATATGTCTATCTAAATCACTTGCCATTAAGCGTCTTTATTTGTATTGTTAATTGTATTAATCTTTTGTATTTCTCCTGGAAAAGCCTTGTTAGAAGTCAACAGAGCAGTGGTTCTATCCGCCGAAGAAGGTAAGGCAGCACCAACTATTAATTTTCCGTTTTCAATAATGACGTTTTTTTGATCTGTTTGTAAAACATTAGGAGGTAGGATTTCTTTAGCACCGTTAGGTTTTAACGCAGCTTTTCTCTTAAGATAATCTAATCTATTCTGATCTTGTATAGGAAGTCTTTTAGTTTCAACAAACCTGTCTCTGACAACATTTGATTCTGACATTCCGATCCCTGGTTTTTTAAATGTTTTTTGTAAAACATCCATCGGTGGAATATAGAGAATATCTCCTTCAGCTATTGAAAATGGATTTGAAATACCATTAAATTTTAAAAGCTGATCGACATAATCAGCAGAATTATAAACATTTAATGAAATAAGATCGATTCTTCCGGCATAATATTCTTCCACGTTAAAAACGCGCGATATTTGTATATAATCTGGGAATAATAATGTTGGTTCAGTCATGATGATTTTATCATCAATCTCTGAAATTTTCTTGTTTTTTAATGTTTTCATTAGTCAGCTGCAAATTTTCTGAACGCGTTATCGATTTCTCCAGCAGGATTTCCTTCACCATTAAGGTTAACTGCAGATGAAGTTTTTTCGCCATATCCCGATACGTCTCTTGTTTTATTAATATTAACACCATCGTGTGGTTTAAGATAGAATCTACCTCTTCCGGCATTAAACATACTTTCAATGTCGGTTTTATCTCTTGGTCTTCCAGGTTTTAGGGTGATTTCTACTTCCATTTCTTCTGGAAAATCTTGAACACTATTACCACCTTTAAAAGATACTTTAGTTCCAGTGCAACATAAGTTACCCATAACCATCATAGGATTTAAAGGATTTCCAACCGTTATGTGCCATTGTCCAGTGGCGTCTCCTGTTAATAGCGCGTTTGCTACCATAGGAGCTTGGGGCGAATTAAATAAATCTTGTAACGCACCACCTATTAAGTTTTTTGCTAGGTTAGATCCGCCTAACCCGTTTTTCTTAATGTCATCAACTATATTCGTTGCCATTCCTTGCAAGTCTGTCATTACCGATTTTAAAAATCCTCCGTAATTTCCTGCTTGTAATAATGCTGCATTACCAAACGGTTTACCAACTGAACCACTACCTAAATATCTAACTTCTCCTCCCCAGAACGGAGCAGTAGAATAAGTTAGAGCTAAAATGTTTGCTAATTGATCCATAAACAAGACTTTTGGGTTTGCACCAAATAGTCCTTTCATTTCATAATGAAATTTAATAGTAAACTCTTTTTCAAATTTTAATCCGTCCGGACCTCTAGTTAACATAGTAGTAATCTTATTATAAGGTCCAAATATATGATTTGGATATGTACCTTTTAATGGATCAAAGCCTGAACCGGCTGCTTCTACTCCTCTTGAATTACCAATACCTTGACCTGCAGAGGTAAATGCTTTACCTACCGCAGTACTTAATAATCCTCTACCAAAAGATCCACCAGAATCATTACTATTATTTGAAGTAACCTCTTGAACATCTGCCTTTTGTTCAGCCCAATCATAACTATAATTTAGTGAAAGTATTTCATTTAAAGAGTTTCCGGTAGCTTCTGACATCCAAGTTACCGCTCTTGCTATATCTGGACTTTTCGTTTCGTTAAGTTTTCCATCTGATCCAATTGTAGCTGGTGTAATAATATCATCCTCTACTGGAAATGGAAATCTTCTAAGAGTAATCAAATAATTGTTTGGTATTTTACCTAGATATTTACACATTGCAAAATCAGCATAATCATACTGATAACCTAAATTACCTTTTACTTCCTTCGAACGTTCAATAATATTAGTAATAGTAGGTTCAATTATAGTAGTTATATCGATTAGATTATATTCTCCTTCATTTAACGCGGCTTTTGCCCGGATTCCAGTCAATGGAGTACCTCGATATTTCATTAAAGTGTATCTGTTAAATGAAGAGTATGGTAGTTTACCTTCTGATATTTCTGGTCCATCTGGACCTTTTTCAGACTTTACAAGTACTTTCTTTCCAGTTTTTTTATCCTTTTCAAAAGTCTCTTTAGAGTCTCCAGGTGGTTTAAACTTATATGACTCTACTGAATTATTAGTATACATCTTATTATCCCCAGGAATTCCAAAACCGTCTTCTACTAATTTTTTATCAAAATTAAATGGATTGTTTTCGGTATTTGCAAAGTTCGAACTCTTACCAAAGTTTGTAATTGGCTCAATAGGACTAGTTGTATTCTCTGATTTTAAAACATCAGCTGGCAAATCGTTAGATCCATAGGTTGTTTTTGTCGCATCTTTACTGTCAACAATTGTATGTTTTCTTTTTACCGCACCCGCTGGCTTCGAAGCCTTTTTAGGATCTTTTCCAATATTATATGCTCTCTCATACGTATCCTGCGCGGTTTTAATAAGTGAATCTACTATTTTAGGCATTAAATTCCATCTTTTTTTAATAGGCAGTATCTACCTATCTTATATATTCATAATACACGAACATACTCTTTCTCTAATAATCCCAGAGCTCGGAATAATGGCATCTAATATATGATGGTATATTTATCTGGATTCCAACTTTGTACTTTTTTCTGAATCGCGTATTAAAATCAATATCTTCGCTGGTTTCTGTGGTATCTCTCCATTTAATATCATCGACATTTTTATGGATAAAAAGCCATGGAGCCATAGTCAGCATTCCAGGTTTCATCGCACTAATAACCCATTCGCTATCAAGACCTTTGATTTTATATAATTCATGGTGGTTTGTCGCATACATTGAAGGGGTTTCAGGCCAAGTAGCAATTACATTATCATACCATGATGCATTTGTATAAAAATCTAGATTTGGCGTTTTATTAAATTCCTGTACTATTAATTGACAATGATTCGAGAGTAGGAAATCATCAGAGTCCATGTAAGTTATTAAGTCTCCGCCGGCTAGGGTAATTCCAACTTGTCTAGGAACTCCGCGGTAATATTTTTTACCATCAACAAGTTCATACATATTTGGAATTCCTTTTTTATCGACGAATGCGTATTTGATTTTAGGGTCAGATTGAAATAGTTCCATATAGGTTTTATGAACTATCTCACATCCGTCGCTGACAATAATCAATTCTATATTTTCATAGGTTTGATTCTTGAAACTAGAAACTGCCCTTATGAATTTATCAACTGAATTTATTCGTGATCCAGGATAGTCTCCTAGATATGCCTGCATAATAATAGAAATCTTTGGTTGTAACATTATCCCTTGTCTATTTTATCTAATTCTACCGAATCAGGTCTATATAATAATTTATCAAAATAATTCTTTTGATCGGGAAGACGTTCGCCTAAGAACTTGCCAAGTGCTATCGTGAACTCATCCTTGACATGATAGTAATATTGTCCCTTTGAATATGATGATCTGTTGGTCATCTCGTATAACTCCTTTAAATGTTTTTCAACAAAGAAGTCATGTAAGTTTATAAATAGCTCGTTTAGTTCGATCTTGGTTCTGACACAAAAGATAGAGTCGACCATAAACATGTAACTCTCCCATTTTTCAGAAAATACTCTCTCCAGATCTTCAATCTTGGAGTATTCTTTTCTACTTAAATTAATTTTAGTTTGTTTTCCGTCAAAGCCTCCATCGAATGTTAGGCCAAAGAAATATCGTTTAAGAAAATCGATATCATCGAACATTTTGTCGATCTTGAGCATGTACTTTGGCATGTTCTCATCGAACTTGACATCGTAGATTACTGCTCTTACTGGAAATAGAATATTTGGAAATCTTTTATTAGAAAGCAGAGCATGGATTTTATCACCTTTGGTAAATAATTTATGCTTTATCATTTATTAAGTATTCAATGTTATCGAATTGAGTTAATATGTCGTCTTCGATTTCTTTAGTTTCTGATAGGACTATTAAATTAAATTCAAAGTCTCTATAATAGAAATCAGTAACGATCTCCTTGAGATTTGAGACTGTTACTGGTTCTAAGTTTTTAAATAGGTATAATATTCTTTGATCTGTGTGAAAGATTAGTGCTGCTTCTAAAGTTTTAAAAATATGAAGGCCAACGACCGACGGGTTCGGTTCCTCTCCATAAGGACAAGATTTTGCTAATTTGCTTGAAATAGCATAGTGGTCAATTATTGTATTATATTCAATTTCTATTCCCTTTGTGAAACGAACATAATCTCTTCGTTGATCTGACCAAACGCAGTCGATTATTAAACTCATGATTTTTTAAGAAGGGATTCGAGCGTTTTAATTCTTTTCTGAAAAGAATTAATTTTGGCTTCGATTTCAGCCAAGGTAGGCTGATAATGGTCTCCCCAATCCTTTATTATTTTTATTTGATCCGAATCCTTGGTACTTCCAAATTCTAAACCGCAATCTTCAGAAATCTCATATAGAAATTTAATCTTATTTTCGCTAGCATTATCGGATTCGAAATCATAAACAACAACTGAACTATATCCTTCACCAGCAGCGTTGGCATTATCCTCTTCCACGCTTTTTATAACGCCGTTATCGGCTAATTGTACGGTGATGACTTGCATAAATAGTTGTTATTTGTTTCTAGCTAATCTTAATTGACTAGCTTTTGCACTAAGCTCTCTTGATTTTTTCTTATCTTCGCGATAAGTTTCTTTATTCTTTACTGCCATTAATGACCAAGATTCCTCTAATAAAAGAATTTCTTCAGCATTGTAGCCAAGTTCAGCCCATAATTCTTTTTGACGATCTAGAATAATTTGAAGTTGATTCTCCATTTGATCCATCGCGTTTTTGGTGTTTTGTTCATGGATCATTTCACCATCTTTAGCACATTTGTCGTACCATGCTCTAGCTTGAGGTGATCCGAATCCAAACATGTTTTTTACTTTTAAATAACCGGCACGCTTGTACATGTCACGGCGTTGTCTTCTGTTGGGTGTTTCGTTATTAGTCATTATAATAATTGTTTAAAAATTTTAGTACTTCTTGGTTAATATAGTTTTGAAGTTTATCTATCTGTATTTGAGAGGTCACTACCGTAGAAATAGTATTTAGCATCTCTTCTTTAGTCTCATCTCCGTTTTCTAATAACATTGAGAAAACTTCATGTTTTGGTAGATTAATATTTAACTTAATATCTACCGTTTCAATATTCTTTGAAGATAGTTTGATAATTAATTTTTCTAATGGAGAAGTTTCAACCTGTTTTACAATCGGTTGAATTGATACTGGTTTAGTAGGTTCGATTATCGGTTGTGGAGAAGAACCTAACATTATTTCGTTTGCTGGTGGAAATGGAAGATTGTTAATATCGTGTACAACTTCCATGAATTCATTTCTAAGATTTTTAAAGATCCTTGATCCGTCTTTAAAGATAAAAAAGTCATTATCTTCTGACTCAACTTCTACAACCTTACCAAAATCGTCGCCCTTTTTCCATTGAAATCTTTTAACCTCTGGAATCTTAGTTTCTTTTTCTATAACTTCTGTGCTCATTTCTTTTTTAGGATTAATTTTTATTAATTTACTAATCTTCGATAGTATTGAATTCTTTATCAGATTCATTGTATTTTTTCATGAATTTTTCTATAAATCTCTCTGATTGTTTTCCTTTTTCTGACCCCATCCAGCACTCAACTCTTTTAATATACATGTTGTAAAAGTAGTGAGAACCCTCGTTCTTCAGTTTATCTTCTAATATTGTCACATCCTCTGGATAGTGTCTTATGTTAAATCCCATATTAATATAATATATTTATTCGTTATTCCAAACTACGTCCTGGTAGACAGTAATTCCAGCTTTTGTCAGTAGATCGACCCCGCTAGTATCTCTATAATCTTCGCAATAATGTACCTCAACTATTCCAGCCTGAATGATTAATTTAGAACAATCAAAACAAGGCATCGTCGTCGTATAAAGAGTAGTTCCAACTGAACTAATTGTTGATTTTGCTAATTTACTGATCGCATTGGATTCAGCATGTAGAACTTCTCTCTTAGTAACAAATCTATGGCAAGTACAACTATTATCATGTGGCATCGTCCAACCCATATCTTCTAACATCATAGCAGCATCTGGATTATCATAATGTCTCGTTTCAACTTCTTCGCATTCATTCTCAAATCCATGGGGAGTACCATTGTACCCAACACTAATGATTTGACCGTCTTTTACAATAATGCAGCCAACTTTTCTACGCTCAGCATAGCTCAGTTTCGCGATTTGGTAAGCGATCTGCATGTATATCTTATCTATTGGGATTCTAGGCATATTAAATAAAAAATGGATCTGAATAATTATATTCAGATCCATGATTTAGTTTATTTTAAATAGATTTTATTAGTCTGCTGACTTCTCTTCGGCATCTGCCGGAGTTTCTCCATTCATTGTTATTTTAATTTCTTCAATTTTATTAGAGAATGCTTCTTTAATCATATTAAGCGCTGCTTCGTAAGCTTCTTCGCCATATTCTTCTTTACAATCTTTACAAGCTTTAGCAGCTAAACCAGCAACTAGAGCAGCATTTTCGCACATATAAGCTTCTATAGTATGATCGTCATGTGCGTCTGTTTCCCAAGCCTTAGCTTCAACAACAACGCTTTCATAACATTTCTCTAATATTTGAGAAACTTCTTCAGCTTTTTCTTCTTCTTTAGTTTCTTCGGCTGGAGCTTCTTCAGCTGGAGTTTCTTCGGCTTCGTTAGTTTGTACTTTGTCAGCTTCAGTTTCAGTATCTTCAACATCAGATTGCTCTGGAGTGCTTACGTCCTGAATTTCTTTTTCGATTTCTTCAGAGCGGTCCATTTCGGAAACAAACTGATCAAATGATTTATATCTCATTTCTTTTAATTTTTTTTGATTATTAAGTATATATTACAAATTTCCGTCCTTTTCTGGAGTTTTGCCAATAGTGTAGCCTTCAGGGCAATGGCCCCATATTAATAAAGACTTAAGCCATCTGGTCATTTCTCCATCTCTGAAGAAATAGGGTGCTTTCATATTCTTCTTCATTCCAATCATTCGACTGTTAAATGAAACTTGTTTGCCACACCAAAACCACATCGTAGGGGTCCAATTCTTTTCGGCATCAGAATAAGATTTTCCGGTTGGGATCATCTTAATTAACATTTCAGCGGATTCTTTTCCACTGTCGATGTCATTTGCCTCAGCTTCTTTGCTTGTTAAACCAGCATCTTTACCGTCATCTTCTCTAAAGTTCTTAATCTGAGCAGGAGTCATATTAATTAACTTGTTCCACTCAGTCCAAGTTTCTTTAGAAGGTTCGGCAGAACGGTCTTCAGCTTCGAATAAGAATTGATTGAACGATTTAATCATTAGTCTTTGGCTTCTTTTTGTACTTTCTTTTAGGCTTAGCAACTGGAGCATCGGTTTTAATAACCTTTTCTTTTACTTCTTTAGGAGTAGAAACTTTAGCATTTTCGTGTTTTGCATTAAGTTCTTCTATAAAGATTTCAGTACTGTTCTTTCGATCAGCGAATTTGCCAGTAATTCTATATACGATATAGAGTAACGCTGCTAAAATAGTGATTGTAAATAAGTTCATAATTTTAAATTTTAGTTCTTTTTATATATCATTAAAACAAAAAGAGCCCTTCCGAAGAAGGGCTCTAACCAACATAAGAAGCTGTTACTATGACTTGGGTGTTTGACTTTGTTCGTCAGTAGGAGTATTTTGTTTAAACAGTACTTCTAATGTCGCAATTAGGCCGTTTGCTTCGTCTACTTTTCTGACTAGTTTATCCATCTCATCAATGATTTGAGGATGCTCGCCAATACCAACTGAATTACCAAAGTAAACTTCCATAGTAGCTAGTGCTTCTTTCTTTTGAGCTTCATATCTTGCGAATAAAGCTTCTACCTTTAATGATGACATATTCTAATTTTTATTTGTTATGATAATTATATTTGATCGACTAAAATTGTTTCATATTTTTTTAGATAACTGAACAGAGCAAGGTCTTTTGCTTTAGCTTCTAGATCGACATCGATAGACAAGCCATAAGAATTTACCTTTTCGTAGATATGATCGGCATGGGCACGATTGACAACTGAAGAATCTTCGTGAAGTTTTTTACATGAACTATAATGAACTAGCTGACGAATACCTTCTGGCCAAGTAGTGGCTGCGAGGTGGAGTGCATCTTTTTCTGGCATAGGATCGTCGTAGCACCAATGGTGGTGGTAGTCAAATACGATTGGAATACCGGTAGCAGGAGAAAGAATATTACATAAATCTTCGATTGAGTATTGATTCTTTTTATCATCATTTTCGACGGTAAGACGGGTTTTTACTGATTCGTCTAGAGTATGGAATGCCTTGATAAAACGCTGAATCGAATCTTCTTTACCTTCTGCAGTAGTATTGATATGAATATTGATCGCAGCATAAGGAGTCCTAGGAGTGCCAATCAAATCCATGATTTCGCCATGCTGATTAAGTTCTTTGATAGAACGAGCAACAACATCTGGATTCTTACTAGCAATTACGCAAAAATGGCCAGGATGGAGTGTTAACCGCTGACCTGCATCGGCTGCAATTTTACCAGCACCTCTTAGTAAATTAGAAATCTTAGCATAATCAGGTAAGTCTTTAAGCTCGTACTCGGACATCCATGGTATCATATCAGAAGACATTCGGTACAGCTTGACGCCGTGTTGATTATTCCATTTAATGATTTCGATGAGGTCTCTGACGTTGTTGAGAGCAAGCTCGCTAGCATAACTTATACCCTTTTGTTCAAAGGTTCTTTTAATCATACCACGGCCAATTGTAATACCTTTCTGCTGCTGTAGGGTTAGATTGATACAGCAATATCCGAATCTTGTTTTTTCCATTAGTCTATAAATTCGCCAATAACATTATTTCGCCACCACTTTTTGAATTTAGAATCATCGGGCATTTTAGAGATTCTAGTGTCTAGTATGAACGGACCTACTACTATAATAAGTCCAATAATTATATAAAGAATTAGTCCCATTGTTTCTCATATTTGTACCAATAGTCAGCTCCAGCGCAATCCATTAAAGAATCTAGGATAACAATATCCATGTCCTTACCGTTGATGTTGTTAATAAAATCGTAAATTAGTTGATGCGCTTCTTCGACATCTTCTGTTAATTGAAATGCGGCTTCGTTAAGGGCTGACATGGCGCGCATTGTAACTGAATCATTATCAGAAAATCTCATACCAGCATAGAAATCTCCGTTAGGCGCGATTGCATCGATCTCTCTAAATATGTCTTCGTTAGTATTCCTTAATCGATAGACACTGATTGCAGTTTCTATGATTGGTTTAATTTTACTAGTATCTGGCCAAGGATGGCAGCCTGATAGTCCGTTTGCTTTTACGTTTGATGCTTCGATTTTTTTCATTTTATTTATTTGTTATATGTAAATATAAACATTTTTCTTGACATAGAAAAACTTTTGTTCAATTATTTTTTAAATTTTTTGCCACGAACAGTTGTATGGATATGGATTGCCCATGTATTAAAGTCCATTTTCTTGAAAGAGTCGGTGGTTTTCATTATTCTCGGTTGACCAGGAATTGGATAATCGACAGGTTCTCCAAGAATTTCTCTTTTAAACAGAATGTCTTTGATTAGGTTTATCATAGTTGGTTTTATTTTTTTACGAAAATCATTTCCTCTTCCCATGAACCAGATTCTAATTCTAAATTAACACGGTTGAGAGCATTTGTATATTTCTTTGGGTTGCATGCCATATCTACGGCAATAGTGGTAAATTCTCCAGAATCAGAAGGATCGACATTTAAGAATCCACAATATTCAGGATGGTTTTTATCTAACTGATAGTCTCCGCTAATCATGTTTAGATATTGTTCTAATTGAGTCATATTATTTAGTTTTATAAAGATCAGTTGCCGAGAATGAATATCCAACGGTGTATTTACCATTAGTACCTTTGACTAGATACCTACGACATCTGCGTCTAACTGATGGATTTGTTAAGTTTACTAAATGATGATTGAATGAACTACTTCTAGTGTATTCAGGTTTTCCTTGGCAGATTGTCTGGTAATGAGTGTCCATTTCCTTATAAGAAACTTCACCATTAAAGTATACGTAATCTAAGATTTCCTGAGTGATCCAACCATGTTGTCCTTTTTTTAATCGCTTATTCATGTTATTGTTTTAATTTGTTATATGTAAATATAAACATTATTTTTCAATCGGTAAAACTTTTATTCAAAAAGTTATTAACAATTTTAAAATAAATCTTCTATGTTCGTTACGTCTTCGATGGCAACCTTGTAGATGTCTCCGATTTTAGTCATTACCTGACAGTTAACTACAAACTTTTTAATTACTGTACCATAAACTGCTCCTCGGTTAGACCAACCTGAGTAGTTATCATGGTATCCTCCAGGAAGATTACCGATAAATGTTACTTTAGATCCAATTTTGATTGGAGTTTTAACTTCTGCTTCTTTTGCTGTTTTAATAAGAGTTGCCATTGTGTTATTGTTAATTTGTTATATGTAAATATAAACAAAAAACTCGACATAAAAAAATGCCGAGTGAATTATTTTCAAAAAAGTTATTAACATTATTTCCAAAAGATCTGGACGCAGATTATGATAAATGAGAGTATCAAGCAGATTAGGGTCTTGGCATTTAGAGCCTCATCCATCATGAAGTAGGTTAATATTGAAAAGGAAATCATACCCATGGTAAAGCCAATAAATCTACCGGGCCATAATTGACCATCGTAATGTTCTGCAATTAATCTAGTAGCCTCTATAAAAATGTAGGATATTGTCGAACCTCCGATTATAGCAATTAATAATGGATTCTTTTTGCACCATGTCCAAAGGAATTGACCGTTTGTCTGAAACCAAATAAGAGATTGTCCAAGTAAAAATAAGAAGATTCCATAAATTAATGCTCTCAAAATAAAGACTCGGTTTTTGTAGTCAAATGAGATATAAAACTTGGTCTATGCTCAACAGATGGGCCAACTTCTTGAATAGCAGTAATATGTTGTTTGGTTCCGTATCCTTTATTCGAACCCCATCCATATACTTTGTTCTCTTCGGTTTCGTTTAAAGATTTCATTAAATTATCTCTAGAAACCTTAGCAAGAATCGAGGCGGCAGCAATAGAAGTATATTTGTTATCTCCACCGACAATAGTGGTGTAACTCTTATCTTTATAACCGTGGAATTGGTCACCATCGATTAAGACAAAGTCAAAATCAACTTCAGCCTGAACATTTTCAAGAGCCTGATTCATTCCAAATAGAGTAGCCTTTAGGATATTCATAGTTTCAATATGGTTAATATCGATATGAACGACTGAATATGCTATTGCGTTTTCTAAAATGATTTCATGCGCAGTTTTCTTTTGAGCTTCTGAAAGCAATTTAGAATCTTTAACCAAAGGATGAGAAAAGTCTGAAGGCATGATACATGCTGCAACGGTTACTGGTCCAGCTAATGCTCCTCTTCCTGCTTCGTCGACACCAACTTCAATTAAGTTATCTTCGGTATTGTACTTTGATTTTAACTGTATTAATCCCATAATTAGTTGATTGACGCTTTTAAATTTTCGTAAATATTCTTATATAGAGCATGTTGATTTTGGAATATCTCCTTCTCCATTTCTTTTCTAATGTCTTCAATATGGCTTCTAACGTAACCGACCATTTTATCTCCATCAGAACTATTTACCGATTTTGATGCGTAGAATTTGTGATTAGTAATTCTAACACTTTCGAGATCTAGCACGATAAAATAGTCTAGCTTCTTGTTCTCAAGATAATAAGTCTGACTTATCGGCGCAGTTAAGAACTTCGTATCAGGGTGGTTAACCATCGCTCTAACAATGGCATAAATGAATTTAGTATCTTCGGACATTCTAGAACGACCACCGGTGATTTTAATAAATCGAATCTTTGCTCGAGTTATTGCTCTTTTAAAAGAATGAAAGCTCATATAAATTTGTCTATGTTAAACATGTACAAATTATATGAGCTTTTTTTAAAAAGTTTATTAGGAATATTACTTATGATTGTCGTACTTCCACTTCTCATATCGGCGTACAACCTCTTGTAAGATTTCTGCACGAACAATATCGCTTTCACCAAATTGATGTACTCCAACCCCTTTAACGCCAGTCATCAGTTCAATAAATTGAGGTAGAGAAACTTTGCTTCTTTCGATATCATATTGACTAACGTCTCCGGCAATTACAACCTTGCTATCTTCTCCCATACGAGTAATGAATAACATTAGTTGTTTATAATCAGCATTTTGAGCTTCGTCTAGAATCATGATGGCATCGTCAAATGTATCTCCTCTCATATAAGCTAGAGGCTGAAATTCTACAGCTCCGCTGCTTAGTAATTTATGAGCTTCACTGAATCCGATAATTTTTTCAATATTTGATGTAAATGACTTGATATAAGGTGCAATCTTTTCATCAATTGTACCGGGTAGGAAACCTAGCTTTTCTCCAGCTTCTTGGATCGGCTTTGTCAAGATAATTCTTTTGATTTTCTTTTCTCTAAGTAATTTAATTGCAGCATAACATGCTGAAAAAGTTTTAGAAGTACCTGCAGGTCCATAGCAAAATGTAATCTGATTTTTAAGAATAGTATCAACGTATCCTTGTTGTGATTCTTTTAAATAAATTCTGTTTAGAGAATTCTCAGTGCTAGTTGTGCTAACCCTTGTATTAGTAGCTTTTCTTGTCATTCGTTTTTGTTGTGTTTAATCTCCTGCCATTATGACAAGAGCTTTGAGTTTCATTAATGTGTCACACTTCTCATACTCTTCTAGAGTTTCAAAGTATTCAATTAGTAATTCTATAAATTTGGAGCGTTCTCCCATGCTGTGCGGTATTTCAATAAGATCCTTTCCTTCTTGGAACACAACGAAACGATTCACTGTTTTCGTGAAATTGCGGGTGAGAGTGTAGTAGCTTGCTCTCATCACGTTGTCTTTTTCTCGGCTTGAAATATTATTACTCATTCGCAGGTAAAAATCTTTTTATACATTATATATTTACCGGATACTCCGGAATGTTAACTATATTAACGTATTCTATGATTCTTTTTCTGCATTTGTCCTAAGGGATTGGACATAAGATGCTTTACGAAACTCATCTCTTTTCTCTACTGATTTCTTAGTAAATTGTTGACGATCTTGCAAGTTTTTTATTTGTTTTGTTTTAATAACTTTGCGTTTATACTGTTTTAACGCTTGTTCTATATTTCCGTTTTTAACTTCTATTATTAACATGCTTCTAATTCTTTTATTATTTTTTTAAGTTCTAAACACTTCTCATATTCCTCCTTGGCCTCAAACCAGTTTATAATAAAAGTTATTGCTTCAATTTTTTGTTCTAGTGTCGAAGAACTTTTAAGTGCATCTTGTGTTTTATTAACGATAGCATCATATACCATGTCCATCATTTTCTCTCGTGACGCTTTTTTAATACTATTAAAAAAACTAAAACCATCGTCATCTAAAGGTAAATCATCTTCTGTCATTCCAATTCTTTAATTTTTTTAACTAAGTCCAACTGTGCTTCTGTTAGACCATGAAAATTAGCATGTACTTTAACCATTAGATTTCCATACTCATTGTTCTTACTGTTATATATTGGCATTCCTTTTCCTGGAATTCTCAATACTCTACCAGATGCTGTTTTGGCTGGAACGTCTATTTTATATTTGCCAAATGGAATTTCTACTTCAATATTGGCTCCTAAAATTAAATCATAAAAATGAAGGTATGCATCTACCCATATATCGCTTCCTTGTAGAATTAACGAATCATCTGGATTAATATTAATATTGATAATAAGGTCTCCCCGTTGAGCGTTACTATTAAACCTATTGTAATCTCCTCGACCGTATACTTTCAATACCATTCCATTATGTATACCTTTTCCAAAATCTACTCTAACCGAATCATGGCCAAAATCAAAAGTTTTAGTACATCCATTATAAGCTTCTGCTATCGTAAATGTTGCTCTAACAGTAACATCTGCTCCTTTAGATTCTTTTCTTGTTCCGAAATTTTTGTCAAAGTCTCCAGACCAATTACCATATTGGTTAAATATGTCCTGAAAATTAAACTCTTTAAAGGTAGATTTTCCGTCATATAGATCACGCTTAGCTTGATCAGATAATGTTTCGTACGCAGTTTGGATCTGTTGAAATTTATCAGTAGCTCCTGGATTATTTAAATTCCGGTCTGGATGGTGGAGTTTTGCAAGATTTCGGTAAGCCGATTTAATCTCTTCCTGTGTTGCTGTCTTTTGGACTCCTAATACTTGATAATAATTCATGTTTGTCTTTATTAAGCTGTCCTTTTCGCATTTCAATTATACTCTTCTTGTGGTCGCGTTCAATAACGTCAGCGATTCGCTTCAGTTGGGCCGTGAGTGCAGCCATCGCTTCTAATAATTTTGGTTCTGTTGCCATAATTTTCTTATTTAAAATATATGTATCTCATAAAAAAAGGAAGCTTATGCCTCCTTTAGTTCTTCGAGATACGATTGTATAGTTTTACATTTCTCGTATTCTTCAGTTTTAACAAACCAGTCTAACATAAAAGATAGTGTATCTTTTAGTTGATTAGCGTTTAAGTTAGTTAATTTCATTTGTCGAACGTCAATTCCTTGCGTTTCAATTGATTTGAAATTAGCTCTAACCAGTTGGTCGATCACATCATAGTAAGTTGCTTTTACTTCGTTCGCTTGCATAATCTGTGTTATTTCGTCTTGTTCAGTTTCTTCGTTGAAATTATCTTCGAAGTCGTTATAATCATTTTCGTACATAGTATTTATTTTGATTTTATAATGTAAATATAAACAATATTTTTCAAACGGTAAAACTTTTGTTCAAAAAGTTATTAACAATTTACGCAGACCTAATCGGTTGCATATTGGCAAACTTTAAAACTAAACTACCGGCAGCTTCAATATCTTCTTCGCAATAGTTTTTGATCTCTTCTATTTTACCAGCATAGAATGCAGCTCCGACTTCTCCAGCCTGCATGTCGTCTTTAGGATTCTTAATTCCCAATAATAGACATATATGAGCTAGTGCAGCACTTGACCATCCACCAGCTTTCCATACTTCGTATGTGTCTACTAGACAGTTTTCCCAAGGTTTCATTTTGTGTAAGTGTAATTGTCTTGGTAATTCAATACCATGTAGAATAGATTTCTTAATGATATATGGTAGATCGAATCCTTTAATATTGTGCCCGACTATTTTAATACCTGGTGCTTTAAAGAATACTTGACTCATAAAGTTTGCGAAGCTGCTTAGGATGTCTCTCTCGTCTTCGCCGTAGAAAGATTTCTTTTGCATGTATGGATCTTCAGTTACCTCGTCAAATTTAACCTGACCAACTGAGATACAAACTATTCTACCCCATTCTGGAGATAGAGCGGCTTTTTGAAAATAGATTTCCTCGTCAGAAGATTCTCTAAGTTCAACATCTTCAGCTTTAATAAATTTAGCCTTACGCTCCCAGAAGCTCATGAGTTCGGGATGTGTTTCTTTTAATTCTCCAAATGTTTTAAAACCTGAAGTAGTTTCAATGTCAATGAAGAGCATCGATTTAATTTCTTCTTTTGTATACATTATTTTACGATTTTAATTTGTGGAATTTCTTTGATAATATCAAAGATTGAGCAAGGATAAATCCAGTAAGGGCGTCCTAATTTAGCAGCATCTGCTGGAGAAGCTGGAACGGAAAATGAATACCATTTAACGCCATAAGATTTTGTTAAACCTGCGTTCTCTCCTATTAAAGTTCCATGGTACGTTGATATTTTAGCCCATACAAACTCGTACATTTTACCTACTTTAGGATTTTTAACGTTAATTACCTGAATTTCTTTTGGTTTTCTAGCCATATCTAATTTGTTATATGTAAATATAAACAAAATAATCGACATAAAAAAATATTTATGCAATTACTTTCAAATTATATGAAAAAAAGGAAGATTGTTTACTCGTTGGACTCGAAAGGATCGGCCCATGTTTTAACCGAACGGACCTTAGTATATTGGTCGTAGGTTAAATGTATTCCAATATAGCCACCTGAAATAGAATAAGGGGCGTCAGATTCGGAAAACCAGTAAGGTGGTGGAGTATCAATTCTATCATTCAAGAAATCAAATAACTCATCGACTAGCATGTGATGGATATAAATTGTAAGAACCATGCATTTGTTATTCGGATAACCCATTTACTTTTCTAATTTCCAGATAGGATTTTGTTTTGTATTCTGTGCAGAATCTTCTGCTTTAAATTTCTTTAATAGATCTATTGTCTCTTGACTTAATTCAGTTTCATAATAGTCTTCATAGATTCTTTTATACAATTCAGTCATAATACCGAATAAGGCGCCAGGTTCTGAATTCATTTCAAAGACATAAACTTTACCGTCTTTGGTTTCAGCCATGTCTATTGCATAAAAATCTAAATCAGAATGCATATCTGAAAAATATCGACAGGCTTTAATATGAGAATCTTTTATGTTCTTAATATCCTTACAGATATAAGAGAAATTAGTTTCTTTTTCTGGATCTTTTTTAGCAATATCGGCTGTTTCGTCATCCATTGGAATTCTCTGTGCCCATTGAATAAGTTCTCCTCTCCATAACCAGTATCGGTGCTCTTCTTTAATTGAAATCTTTTCAGAGAAAGATGTAAATTTACTAAGGTCTGCATTTTCAAACTCTTTAGCATCTTTAAATACTGTAATACCTAAACCACTATGCTCGTTATCGGGTTTTGCTACGACTGGGAATGTAAGTTTATCAACATCCTCTGCACTTGTTACAGTAGGAATGATGTATTCACTATCAACATGCAACTTATAGAATTCTGATTTCGATGAAACACTTTCACGAGCTTCTGGGTGGTTGTAGATTTGAGTATGCTGAATTGCTCCAGCTTCCATAAACTTTTCTAGAGTTTTTCTATCGTAGTTTAAAACAGGCATGCTTTTAGGGTAATCAATAGGATCCATGTCCATTGTGATAACTGCCCAATATTCAGAAGTATGATACTCTGGTCCGGTAATAAAAGAATCGTCGAGATCCTTTCTTCGAGTGATACACACTTTCTTGAAATCATCCACGACGATTGCTTCGTTTACAAATTGTTCAAATGTTAATAGAGATTTCATACTCTATATATTATATTTTATTTGTAGTGCTGACCACCTAACCAAAGAACGAAAGATTTTCTTGTTCCTTTAGTAACAGGCTTTACTCTATGCATCAAATAAGATGGAAATACTACAACGTTACCTTTTCCACGAGGTGCTTGACGAATCCATTCTCCACCTCCCCATAATTCTAAGTCTCCGCCTTCGTATTCAGTATCGTCAGATAATTGAACAGTGATTGATACTTTTCTACGGGAAGCTATTCCATTTCCAATATCCTGGTGCCATGCATAATGACCGCCTTCGGCTGCATAATATTCAGTATATTGAATAGATTCAGGAGCAGAATACAAATCAAAACCCCATAGGGCTGTATTTGCTTCTGTCGACATTGCTGTTAATTTGTCATACAGCCAACTCCATTCTTGAGATTGAGGAATCCATTTGATATTAGAGCTTCTAACTTTTTTATCAGTAGATGATGTATCTGCACCGATAGTTGTTGCTTTTTCAAAAGGAAGATTTCCAACTTCTCTAGAAATTTTATCTAATTCTTCTGCTGTAAATCCTTTATCAAACCAATAGTAGTTTTGTGGATCGTTTTCCGGTTGTACGAAAATGTTTTGAAAGTTCATATGTTATTTATTTTTGTTTATTAATGCGTTAATCTCTTGATCCCAGAATGCGTGCTCTTGTTGCATATGATCTGATTCAAAACTCTTACTAGTAGCTGATATTTCTCCGGGTGTTTTAAGTCCTTCGATCCAATATATCTTTCGATGATTCATGTCTTTATTATAAAAGTACAAATAATCATCGCCAAAAAAGACTTTAAAAATATCTGGTATTGCGACATAATTTTCTTTTTTAAGAATCATCATACAGCCAAATCCAAATGGTCTATTATCTAATTCAACTAATTGTAATTTGTCAGAATCAGAATTATAATCATCTACATTAAAATTACGCTTATACAATCCAATCATTCCAAAATTAGGATCAACTTCTACCAGTTTTTTAAAATTATTCAGTAAACAATTTATGTTTAAAGAAATGTCGTCATTGAGAAGACATATATAATTATTCTTGGTTAGAGTAGCTCCAATATTCCATGCTGGATTTACAAAGATATTATTTTTTACTTTAATAACCGTAATTCTAGGATCCTTATCTTTAAAATCTGAATTAGCGTTATCGATGATAATCAGCTCAATATCCTTTCTATCGGATAATTTAAACGATTCAATAGTATCTTTAATCCTGTTGGACTTCCAAAGGGTTGGAATTACAAATGTTATCATAATTGATAGATTTCGTTTACATATCCTTCGTCTTCTCCAAATTTACTAGGAGTTCCAATCGGATCATTTGGATTCTCTTCGTATGCCCAATCTTTCTGTCCTAATTCTTCGAATCTAGATTTAATTTGCTCGTTATAGTGCCACATGATTGTTTTAACTCGGCGTTGAATATCTGCTCTTGCTAAGTTATGAGAATTAGTCGTGTTACCATTATCATATATAAATTGAAGGTAGCCTAATCGAGGTATTCTCATCATCTTGGTTTTCAAGAATGTTCTAACGATTAATTCATAATCATCTGCGATTGCAAGGTCTCTACAGTGTCCGCCTATTTCGAAATAGGTTTCTCTTCTCCATGCTCGAACGTGATTTGGAACTCCAACAATATGTCTAATCGTTTTAGGATTAATGTTAGAAGATACTGCAACTTCGAAATCTTTACCCATTACATTTTCTGTAACGTAATGTCCATAACTAAATGCAAATCCTTCTCCATATTTTAGTGAATTCCAGTTTTGATCAATTTCAGCAGAGTCAGTATAAAAGAATCCTACATCTTCGTGTTTTTGAGAAGCATTAAATAAATCTTCAGTACAAGTCGGCACCAAATAATCATCATGGTCTAACTCGGCTAGAATATAACCTCTACACATGGTAGCTGCTCTCCATTTAACTTCTCCAATTATACCACCACTTTTCGGTGTAAAATCAAATAGTTTAACACGAGGATCTCTTTTTGCAATTTCTTGTGCAATCTTTATAGTTGCTCCTCCGTCAGTCGAATCGTTTACAAGAACCCATTCCCAATCGGTATATGTTTGTCTAGTAAGAGATTCGTAAGTCATCCATAGTTTCTCTCCAGTATTGTAAATTGGAGTAAAATAAGAAATGAGTTTACTAACATCGTTTACTAACATAGCACTCATTGCGCAATGATAACCCTTTTCGCCAGCATCTACGTCTCCTTCAATTAAATTAATCCATATTTTACGAAATTCACCAGGTGCATTCCATAAATTTTGTAGTTGAGATGGATCTTCATAGGTACTAACAATTGCAATTGGTTTTACCCTTGCGATATCAGCATAAATATTAGAATCGTCTTCGATATATTCGACTTCAAGTTCTTTAGATTCCCAATTTACAAAGTTATTTGTTTTTAAATCTGGACGATCCTTGCCAATATAGAGTATTTTTGGGAATTTAGCCTTTGAAGGTTTTTGTAGCGCGTTGTAATAAGCTAAAATCTTGTCTATGAATAAGAATCCGTCTGGGTTCTTTTGATAAACAACTTCAATAAATTTACCATCAGCATCATAACCACCTTTAAAATCAAAGTCATTAAAAACTGATCGATTAAGAATAAACTGGGCCAAGTCAATTGACCTAACTTTCATATTCTCAGGTTTAGCATATCTAACATCGCATCCAGTAAAATCTTTACCGTCTACTTGTTGATTAAAAACTATTCCAATCGATTTTTCTGCTTCGGCAAATCCCACAAGAGCTTCAAAATTATCGAATAACTTTTCATGTAGAATATTGTCATCGTCTAGCGAATAGATCCAACCATCTGATATGTTATCAATGATAACTTTATTCATTTGAGGATATAGGTAATCTCCGCCTTGAGAGAATTCAAAATAAATCTTGGCTCCAAATTGTTGTAATTTACCAAGAATTTCAGCATCGATATCCTTTAATCTAGTCGAATCAAAAATTACATGCCATTCAACTTGTAATTTACCATCTTTAGCCGGAAGAGATTCTCCAACGGCAAGGATGTTATTTAATCTGCTACATCTTGTAATTACGTGTAGCTTTCGGGAATTGTCTATCATATTATTATATTACGTCAAAGAAAAACATGTGAAAGAATCTAGCATTTTCAATTGCATCTCCAAAATATTTACTAGGAGCATGAATTTGTTTAGCATCGAATAGAACTAAACGATTGTATACGTTTCCAACTTCATCAATTTTTTCAAATTGTGTCGAGTCATAGAAATTCATTGCAGCATTCTTGCCTCTAAATGTAGTTTCGTATGCTTCTTGGTCTTCGAAATTATCGAATCTTTTTCGACCAGTATTTTTACTAGAATAGAACGAAGTACCTGTTTCGAATGGAGCGTCTTTAGTTAAGAATACCATTCCAGCATACATTTGACTATCAACGTGAAATACTAATGGATCATTTGCTACGCAATATTGGAATACTCCGTTTGCATAACTTTCATAATTCCAGTTTGTAATTTCACGACCAATTATCTTTTCTAATTTCTCTTTAGTACCATCTAAAACGAAACGTGTTTTACTTCTTTTACCTTTATGATAATCAGAAGGGTTGTATTCTAGATTTCTCATTGCGAAATCTCTGACAAAATCAGGATCCGCGTAGAAGTCATCAACTACGATTAATCCTTTGTCTTCATTACAGAATCCAGAGTAATAAGCAATAAAATTGTCAATGCTTCCTGGATTATAGGTAAGTTCTCCAAAGTTAACTTGGATATTTGCACCTTTTGGAATATTAAAAGAAACTCCAACCTGATCATCTTTACCAGGATAAATTTCGGTAACATCTGGTCGACTAATAACTTCTAATGGTATTTCTATATCATTGACTATCAATGAACTAACAGGTTTAAAGAGATCACCATCCTTGACAGCTATCCAACCTGTTACATTGTAATTATTATCTGATACTTTTGTAATTGAATCAAAGTGCCAGAAAACATTCTGGTCTTTCGTGAAATGGTTGTAAATCATAAGTGTGTTTGTTATTATATCGTATTAATTGATTAAGTTTATCTTCTCTTTTTATCGAAGTTTATATATGTATCGGGATTTACTGTGAGCCCATCGGCAATATCCATCATTCCTTTAATTATCTCTTCCTTTGATGCTCCCTTGTCGACAAGTTCAACAATTACCTGCTCGTAATATTGATTGTGTTTCTCGAGATCGGTAAACTTCCAATTTTTAGGACAGCATCCACAGAAGTATTGTTCAAGTTTAATGTAACCATACTTACATTCAAATTCTGAACCTTTAAATCCGCATGGTTTTAGAGTATCGTAATATGAATCCCAGTCTAGTTTAAATGGCCAATGTTCGTCATGGACAAAGGTACCCCATTTCATAAACGCTGATTTGAGTTGAAATCCTTCAGCCTCTTTTTCAATTTCAGCTCGACCCCAATTAGGATTCCCCTTTATTTCAACAGCATCTCCATTATCATCAAAGAATTCAGAGAGTGGAAGGATTCCAGTTTCGTAAAATCTTTTGTTTCGACGAATAACAGGATTGTTAGTATATTCCTTTTTTGATAGGATCCAATAGTTAATTGATTTGTAGTTTTTCTCTTCTAGTAGAATATCTTCTTTAAGCCAATATGAATACCCAAATTGACGATCATCAGTATCATTTAAGTATCTACGAAGAACCATTTGGTCTAAATCAGAATCTTCCATACATTCAACAAGTTCATCTATCCAGTTTGGTGAGAGTCCGCTGATTTTCTGAGGTAAACAAGTCCAATCTCCTTCTAAGAATAAAACGTATTCATAATTCTCGACCAGTTCATTAAGTCGATTAATTCCAGCGCCGACTCCTAAATTCTTTTCAGAAAGTTCTAGGTGCCACGTGATATTAGAGTACTGATTAAATAATCTTTCAGTCACTTCTAACAATTCATCATTATATGAATTCAAGAATATGTACCAATCTCCTTCAAAATCAGGATTAGCGTCTGTGAAAGAAGAGATTGTTCTTTCTAGATACTCTGCTCGATACTGAGCGTCATGTGAAAGGGTTGCGATACAGAATTTCATAATCTTATATTATTATACTACATTCTATATATTAAGAAAAACCGGCAAGTACCGGTTGAAAACGACCCGAGAGCAGTTCTAATGGTATGCTACTCGGGTACTGTTTATTAAGATTCGAATCCAGGTAATTTTTCAGCAGGATTATGCGTAATTAAACCATTCGCAATATAAGTATCGGTATTTTCAACGTCCATTGAATATACAATCTTTGCGTCTTCTCCTTGTAAAACATCAATTGAAGTTATTTCAATACTGCTTCCATCCTTGTCAACTAGGAAATCTCCAACTTGAATATTCTTTGATTGTTCAAAAAACCAATCATTTCCTCTTTTAATAAAATGAGCATGCGATTCAGAAGTTTCAATTAAACCGTTATTAAAGTTATGAATTCTTTGAGATCTAAGAGGACGGATACCAACTACTTTAACTTCAGTTTCTACCAGGTTTAAAGTATCAGTTGACCATCCAACAATTGTATCGTCTTCGGGCGCATCGCTGATTTTCATGCCTTTTAAAAGGTCTCCAATTCTGATTTTTTCAATTAACTTAAAGGTTCCGTCGGCCATTTCAATACTAGTTCCTTTAACCGGACATCCTTGTTGACAACTTGCACCAGTTTGAGTCCCACCGTAGAACAATGACTGTAAACACCTATACTCGCCGTATGAGTAGCCGCTCACATTACCTCCTTGACAGTTAGTACCGGACCAGTACTCATATCCATCTAAATAAAAGTCGTAGCATTCCTCCGGCGGTGGCGGAGGAGGCTCGTAATTGAACACTGCTCCTAAATAGTAAGTATCTTCCCAACCTGGAGTTGGTACATAATAACTAACATTTGCGTTGTATGCCCAAATTTCGTATGGATCAGTTCTCATCCAATACGCAAATCCATAATTCGCATTGGCGATTGCATTTAAAGTTACCCACACATCACTATTAGATGTAACCGCAAAGTTCTGTGGCGGATAAATAGAACCTGCAGTATATCCACTTGACCAAGGCGCAGTTACAGCAACCTGTCCAGCACCAGCATCAACAGCAAGCGTCCAACATCTGGTATTAATCCAACTATTTGTTGCGAATGCCATGTTTCCGGTACCTGCGTATCCAGCAAACTTGCCTCTTATGCTAGAAGCTGTTGTAAATCCACCATTTCCGCATTCTATAATCGATCTTAGTGTAGAAAGCGCATATCCTCCAACTGAAACTAATTTACCCATTACGTGTTAATAGTATTTTTTATCCATGCTTGCTGATATTTAAAACCATTTAAATATTTGTCTTTATTAAATATTATAGTTGGTGGAGCATCATAAGTTTCAGGAATTACCTGTGGATCGATATCGATTATGTCAGTCTGATATGTAAATCCATAATCTTCATATAATACACGCGCAACTGAACATGGAACCTCATCAGCCTCATTAACAATAATATTCATTTGAACTTTAGAATTATGACAACCCCACCAAGTAAAAACTCCGTCTGTATTAAGAAACTTACTAACGTTATTAGCAAAACCAAGAATACCATTGTAATCTTCTGGAAATGCATCATATCCGACATTATAGTATATAAAATCAAAATTAGTAGGGAAGCCTTCAACTCTGGTTGAATCTTCCCAACGATCTTCAATAACATGTGTTGTTCCTTCGGTAATAAATCCAGCAGTAGTCATTCGACCTCTCTGATCCGCACTAGATTCAATAATCCAATGCTCGGCTGGTGCTAAATTTCTAATTAAAGAATTTAGTATACCAATACTGTGTCCAATTACTAATACCTTTTTACCAATAATATTATCAGCAAATCTAGTTACAGTATCTTGAAGTACTGGAGTATCGAAAGGATTCATAGTCCACGTGTAATAATTCTGTGGTGTAAGCAGAATATTTAAATTTGGATCAATGATATAACATTTTGATTGCTTGACCTTGTCTAAGGGAGCAACATTATATTGAGTTAAATAGTCAATTCTTGCTTGCATATTATTTGTTCTCTAAGTTTTTAACTTTTTGTGAAAGTTCTTTAATAGCCTCAACAAGTACACCAATCAGATCAGTATAACTTACTGTTTTATATCCGTCAGCTTTATCAACTACCATATCAGGTAAGATTAACTCGACTTCTTGAGCGATCAAACCAGTCCTTTTACGACCAGTTAGATCGGTGTTTAATGTATATTCAACTCCTCGTAGAGATTCAACCAGCGAGAGCGCGTTATCTACTGTTTTAATATTAGACTTAAGATTAGCATCTGAAGAAATAGTTACATCAACAAATGTAGGAGAATCAGAAGTTCTAACATATTGATTCATTGCGGTGGCATACACGTTTGATGTTCCAGTTGCACCAGTTGGTCCGGTTGGTCCGGTTGGTCCGGTTGGTCCGGGTGATCCTGTTCCTCCTGTTCCTCCAGCCGGTCCAGTAGCTCCCTGTGGACCAGTTGGTCCTGTTGATCCTGTTCCTCCTGTTCCTCCAGCCGGTCCAGTAGCTCCCTGTGGACCAGTTGGTCCTGTTGCTCCTGTTCCTCCTGTTCCTCCAGCCGGTCCAGTAGCTCCAGTGAATCCTTGTGGTCCTGTTGCTCCTGTTCCTCCATTCGTTCCGTTAGTTCCAGCAGGTCCGGTTGGTCCGGTTGGGCCTTGTCTACCTTGTGGTCCTGTTGGTCCTGTTCCTCCTGTTCCTCCAGCCGGTCCAGTAGCTCCAGTAGCTCCTTGTGGTCCTGTTCCTCCTGTTCCTCCAGTTGGTCCTGTTGGTCCAGCAACTCCTTGTGGTCCTGTTCCTCCTGTCCCTCCTGTTGGTCCAGCAACTCCTTGTGGTCCTGTTCCTCCTGTCCCTCCTGTTGGTCCAGCAACTCCTTGTGGTCCTGTTCCTCCTGTCCCTCCTGTTGAGCCAGTAGCTCCTTGTGGTCCTGTTCCTCCTGTCCCTCCTGTTGAGCCAGTAGCTCCTTGTGGTCCTGTTCCTCCTGTTGATCCTGTTGGTCCTTGATTACCCTGAGGACCAGAAGCTCCATTACTTCCGTTTGTTCCAGCAGTTCCTTGAATACCGCTTGCTCCTGCTATTCCGTCTAGTCCTGAAGGACCTTGACGTCCTTGAAATCCTTGAGCACCAGTTCCAGTAGCTCCTTGTGGTCCTGTTCCTCCTGTTCCTCCAGTTGGTCCTGTTGGTCCAGCAACTCCTTGTGGTCCTGTTCCTCCAGTTGGTCCTGTTGGTCCAGCAACTCCTTGTGGTCCTGTTCCTCCTGTCCCTCCTGTTGAGCCAGTAGCTCCTTGAGGTCCTGTTCCACCTGTATTACCAGTGATTCCAGTTGGTCCTTGATTACCTTGAGGTCCTGTTCCTCCTGTATTACCAGTGATTCCAGTTGGTCCTTGATTACCTTGTGCACCAGTAGTACCAACAGTTCCTTGAATACCAGTTGGACCTTGGTTACCTTGAGGTCCTGTTCCTCCTGTATTACCAGTGATTCCAGTTGGTCCTTGATTACCTTGTGCACCAGTAGTTCCAACAGTACCTTGAATACCAGTTGGACCTTGGTTACCTTGAGGTCCAGTAAATCCCTGGAATCCAGTTGGACCTTGATTACCTTGTGCACCAGTAGTTCCAACAGTACCTTGAATACCAGTTGGACCTTGATTACCTTGGAATCCAGTAAATCCTTGGAATCCAGTCGGTCCTTGATTACCTTGTTGACCGAATGTTCCTTGAATACCAGTTGGTCCTTGATTACCTTGTTGACCTAAAGTTCCTTGATCTCCAGTCGGTCCTTGACGACCTTGAGCACCTAATGCTCCTTGGAATCCAGTCGGTCCTTGATTTCCCTGAGCACCTAATGCTCCCTGTAAACCGGTAGGTCCTTGATTTCCCTGAGCACCTAATGCTCCCTGTAAACCGGTAGGTCCTTGATTACCTTGATTACCTGTAGTTCCTACAGTTCCTTGAATACCAGTGGGTCCTTGATTACCTTGTTGACCGAATGTTCCTTGAATACCAGTTGGTCCTTGATTACCTTGAGCTCCAGTATTACCTTGAGCTCCTGTATTTCCTTGAATACCTTGGACTGACATGTCGACATTAAATGTCCATGCTCCTCCGCTTCTTAAATATAATTTACCATAATCAGGATCTGACTGCGGTAAAGTACCTCCAACTAAACCAAATTGTCCATTTGGACAAGATGCATCAGCTAAAAGTAATGCTAAACTATTGTATGTTTGATAGATTACGAATCCTTGTCCTACAGTTCCTTGAATACCGGTAGGTCCTTGGTTACCTTGAGCACCAGTTGTACCAACAGTTCCTTGAATACCAGTTGGACCTTGGTTACCTTGATTACCCGTAGTTCCTACAGTTCCTTGAATACCGGTTGGACCTTGATTACCTTGTTGACCAAGTGTTCCTTGAAGACCAGTTGGTCCTTGATTACCTTGTTGACCTAAAGTTCCTTGTAAACCAGTTGGACCTTGGTTACCTTGGAATCCTGTTGGACCTTGATTACCTTGTTGACCTAAAGTTCCTTGTAAACCAGTAGGTCCTTGATTACCTTGAGCACCAGTTGTACCTACTGTTCCTTGAATACCAGTTGGGCCTTGGTTACCTTGAGCACCAGTTGTACCAACGGTTCCTTGAATACCTGTTGGTCCTTGATTTCCTTGGGCACCTGTTGTTCCAACAGTACCTTGAATACCGGTTGGACCTTGGTTACCTTGATTACCTGTCGTTCCTACAGTTCCTTGAATACCAGTCGGTCCTTGATTACCTTGTTGACCAAGTGTTCCTTGAAGACCAGTAGGTCCTTGATTACCTTGGAATCCTGTTGGACCTTGATTACCTTGAGCACCAGTTGTACCAACGGTTCCTTGAATACCTGTTGGTCCTTGATTTCCTTGTTGACCTAAAGTTCCTTGAAGACCAGTCGGTCCTTGATTACCTTGGAATCCTGTTGGACCCTGATTTCCTTGTGCACCGTTATTACCGGTATTTCCTTGTGCTCCTGTTGCGCCGTCAGATAGGAACGATACAAATGAATCTCCTATTATAGTACCAGTACCTGCACTTAAAGAATATCCACTAAATGTATAGTTACTACCACTAAGACTTCTGCTTGTAAATCTAATTATAGCAAAGTTAGCAGGATTACTAATTTGTACTATTTGTACTGAAACTGGTAAAGTTAATCCACCTAATAATGAACCGAAACTTTGAGAAACGCCGGTAGTACCATTTATTACTAATGTTGTACCATTCCAATTATATGTACCACTAATTGGAGTTAAGTTTGTTGAATTCCATGTTGAACTTAGTGCACCGTTTCCGCCTTTATCACCTTGATTACCTTGAGCACCTGTAACTCCAATTACTCCCTGTGGACCAGTCGGTCCTTGATTTCCTTGTTGACCAAGTGTTCCTTGAAGACCAGTCGGTCCTTGATTTCCTTGTTGACCAAGTGTTCCTTGAAGACCAGTCGGTCCTTGATTTCCTTGTTGACCAAGTGTTCCTTGAAGACCAGTCGGTCCTTGATTTCCTTGTTGACCAAGTGTTCCTTGAAGACCAGTCGGTCCTTGATTTCCTTGTTGACCTGTCGGTCCTTGGTTACCTTGATTACCTGTGGTTCCAACAGTTCCTTGAAGACCAGTTGGGCCTTGGTTACCTTGATTACCAGTTGTACCAACGGTTCCTTGAATACCGGTTGGACCTTGGTTACCTTGAAAACCAGTTGTTCCTACAGTTCCTTGAATACCGGTTGGACCTTGGTTACCTTGAAAACCAGTTGTTCCTACAGTTCCTTGAATACCAGTAGGTCCTTGATTACCCTGCGCTCCAGTTGCGCCAATTACACCCTGAGAACCAGTTGGTCCTTGAGAACCCTGAGGTCCATTAGGACCGGTAGTGATTCTATTTTCAAGAGATGTTATCGATGTTTGTAGGTTCTGGACCTGCTTAATTTTTATTACTGACACGTTTTATAAATATGATTAAGTTTATAAGATTGTTGAATCTATTCTATATATTAAGTTAAAAATAGGAATCTAAGTCCTATTCAGAAATATTTGTCTTCCAGTCGTATTTCCAATCTAATTTTCTGTTCTTCTTGTATAGATTTTTAATTAGCTTATCATACGTCTCGACAAGTTTATCGTTTTCAACGGTATATCGCTTAATAATCTCTTGATTTTTTCTATTGTATTCCTCTAAATTCTCATCATGGTGACGCAGAACCCAATTTAGTAAATTAGATCCAACTTCGATATTAAAATCAGGATAATAATATCCAGCATCTTGTATCATATCAGCATTATGGATTAACGGGAAGTTATAATAGAGAACATCTAGATACGCGTAGTTCAATGGATTTTCCCATTGATGTGATATTACAATATCAGTTGCTTCAGCTAGGTAGTGACAGACTGGGTATCTAGGTGTGAATTTAATTTTTGGTGGTTTGGCTTCGCTTACAATATCTAATTGCTTAATCATGGTTTTATAGTAGCCGTTCTTCAGTAGTTTCTCTCCACTCGCAATTTGTATATTGTCAAATTTTGCACCAGCTCGGTATGATTCTTCAGCGATCATAATAGGAATCATTGAATATTTAACCGTGTTTAAATTCGGTTCAAAGACTGAAATTCTTTTTTCTTCTGCTGGGCGAGGTATATAATTTGGTAAGTTTTTACTAAGATTTTGTCTAACTTTATAATCTAGGTCTAGGAACATTGGATCCCACACGAATGGAACAGGAATAGCATTACACCTAAAAATAGTTTTATAGTAATAATGATTTTGATAACCTTGTTGGGGTACATACCATACTTCGTCGGCTCCTAAATCCCAAGTTGCGACCATATCTTTACCCTCTGTAAAAATAGCTCTCTCCATATCAATTACATAGTTGTTTCCACACATGTATTTGATAACCCTTTTATTCTTTCCAGATGCCTTGAACTGGTCCATGTTTTCTTTTGGAAAACTGGTTCCTAATGTGATTAAAATATCTACATCTTTCCAAACATCCCAATATCTTTTAACTGGAAATTCAATAGGATCCCAATTAACTTTGGTCAGGTCCTTTACTTTGTCGCTCGTATCAAGTATGATAACTTCATGTTTACCTATCTTTTTTAGGCACTTCGCCAAGAAGATAGCATTTAATTTAATTCCATTAACCCAAACACTTTCATGTTCAGACTGAAGTCCCAAAGTGATTCCAATAACCATTCTTATTTACTATTATTTAGTTATATTTATTCATAAAAAAAGAGAGCCTTTCGGCTCTCTTTAGTTTAAAGTTATTATAATTCTAGTTACGCTTTAACGTAATTAATCACTAGTGAATCAGATGAATCAATTACATAAGGAAGTCCGGCAAATGTTACAGTGGTTCCAGATATTCCAGTCGGTGCAGGAATCCTAACACCATTTACGAATAATTGAACACTTGCAGTATTTACTGGACTATTTACTAATACTAAACTGAATGGAGCTCCAATTGTAGTAGTAACAAATCCAGCCATTGTGTAGTTTTCAGAGATTAGATCAGCGTCAGCTACATAGTTAGTATCGATTGAAGCGATAGTTGCTTCAACTGTTGATACTCTAGTTTCTAGTGATGTATCTGCAGTTCCTCTAGTTGTAATTTCGCCAGATAGAGCAGTTTCTAATGAATCAACTGATGCGTCAGCACGTAAAACGAAAGTAGCAAAAGCAGTATCGTTAGTTGTGTCTACTGCGTTAATTAATGAAACGATCTCAACGAATGTGTCAGCACTTGCACTAGCAGCGGCTAAGATAGCATCAATTCTGTTTTTCTCAGTAGTGATAGAAGTTGCTAATGAAGTATCAGCAGATCCTCTAGTTGTAATTTCTCCAGATAGTGCAGTTTCTAATGAATCAACAGAAGAGTTAATTACTGTATCAACAGAAGCTCTAGCTACTTCTTCAGCAGAAATTCTAGTAGTTAATGAAGTATCAGCAGTACCTCTAGCAGTTTCTTCACCAGAAATTCTAGTAGTTAACGAAGTCTCAGCAGTTCCTCTAGTTGTGATTTCTCCAGATAGGGCTGTTTCTAATGAGTCAACTGAGTTTTGTAAAGCTGTTAAACTTGAACCAGTTGCAACACCAGCTAAAACAGTCTCGATAGAATCGATAGAAAGATTTTGAGCAGTGTTTACTGATTCAGCAGCAGTAATTGCAGTACCTTGTACGACGTTTACTGATTCAACAGTAGATACTCTCGTATCAACTGAAGAAGATGTTGCTAAAGTTCCAGCTAAAGTTTCTAATGAATCGATAGAAAGATTTTGAGCAGTGTTTACTGATTCAACAGCAGTAATTGCAGTACCTTGTAAGGTGTTTACTGATTCAATTGCAGTAGCTCTAGTATCAACAGAAGATACTCTCGTATCGATTGAAGTTACTTTAGCTTCTAATGAAGTATCAGCAGATCCTCTAGTTGTAATTTCAGCACCTAATGCAGTTTCTAATGAATCAACAGAAGAGTTAATAGAAGAATCAACAGTGTTGATTGCAGTAACTACAGCTTCTAATGAATCAACTGAAGCTCCAACAGCACTAACAGCACTAGCTCTAGCTACTTCTTCAGCAGAAATTCTAGTAGTTAATGAAGTATCAGCAGTACCTCTAGTTGTGATTTCGCCAGATAGTGCTGTTTCTAATGAATCAACAGAAGATCCTAGAAAAGTTACATCATTTGTTAAATTAGCAAATCTAGTATCGGTTGAAGTTCTAGGTGCGGCTGCTCCAGCTAAAGTTTCTAATGAATCAATAGATAAATTTTGAGCGGTGTCGGTAGATTCTATTGCCGTAGCTCTAGTATCAATCGATGTTTTTGTTGCTAGCGTTCCAGCTAACGTCTCTAAAGAGTCTATTGAAGAACCTGCAGCGGATGTGGTTAATTCAAGAGAATCAACTGAATTTTGCAAGTCTGTTAAGCTAGAACCAGTTGCAACACCAGCTAGCACAGTTTCAATAGAGTCAACAGATGCTTCAGCTGCAGTAAATCGGGTGTTTACAGCAGATGCATTTGGAATCTGAGCACTAGTTACCGTACCCCAGTTTACGGTAGCTAAGAAATCAGAAATTTGTTTTGACCTTAATTGCGACATATGTTTTTAAATTTGTTTGGTCCCAGTTCATAATTGATCTGGATGATTTATATATTATTAAAGCTCCTATATATTAGAAGATTCTTCAATATTATAGTAATAATTTTGCACTAAAATGTATTATGATTCTACCTGATATGTCATGTCTATTCTATCATATCCGTCTAAATCATAGCCTGCTAAAATTCCATTCCAATATAGAGTATCTCCAATTGATAATTGCGCGTATGTTTTTGGTGTTAATCCGCCATCGACTGAGAAATAACAACTTTGATTAGTTCCTGTGCCGTCTTTAACATCTATAATCGATCCATTTACATTAATTTCGATAAATGTTGCGGTTGTAGGTTGTCTAGACAAAGTTATTCCAGTAGATGCATTATTTCCAGAAGTTGTAATTGGAATTCTATTTCTTTCAGTAAATGATACTGGATGAGAAATACTTTCGATATTATCTATGCTTGCAAATATTGCTAGCAATTGAGAAGATAGTTGAGATTCTAAAGAATCGATTGAAGAAGATAATGTAGTTCCACCAATTGTAGTTTCTAAAGAATCAATCGAAGAAAGAACATGTGATAAAGAAGAGAGTTGAGATTCTAAAGAATCAACCGAAGAAGACAATGTAGTTCCACCAATTGTAGTTTCTAAAGAATCAATCGAAAGAAGAACGTGTGATAAAGAAGTTTCGATATCGGCAACATCGGCAAATGCTTCTAATTGGTAAGATATTCTTGAACCGATCGCCCATGTCAAAGCAGCGTATATTTGACTGCTAGCAGCTGCTTCAAATTCTAATGTAATTTGTATCGCATCACCGAATTCGCTATCAGTACTTCCGTTTAAATTAATTCTACTCCATGATATGATTTTGTAAACAGCATATTGAGTTGGAGCTAGAGTATTTATTAATGTTATGATTCCTTCGCATTTAGCTAATCTGTTTGTTAAGAAATTTTCTAATGAAGATAATCTAATACTGTTCTCGTTAAGATTATTGAATTTTATCGTTGTTACACTTTGGGGTGCGCTGCTATTTATTGAAGCAGTACCGGAAGCTGTTGGGTTTGCTCCAGTGATAGAACTAATATTGAATGTAGAAACTAATGAATCTCCAGCAACTGCCTCCTGTAATAAAGGAATTCCAGTGGCTGCAACTGTACCTAATGCAAATTGATCAAACGCGTATGTTTTTGTGGTCGGATAATAATTTACAGTATCGACAAAAACAACTTCGGCGTATATTGCTCCTACATCTAATCTACTAGAATAAAATTGTGAAATTGTAAATTCGATTTCTCCTCTAGTTGCAGGATTTGTTGAAACAGAAATTGGTTCTCCACCGTACGCTGTTAGGTCGTCTGGATATCTGAATGTTAATAATCTTTTTCCAGCAGCATTAAATAAAGATATTCTAAGAGAACCTGAATTTCTTACGTCTAGGTGCTGTCCTATGAAATCTTTAAAAAATGTTAATTTTACGTTAGTTGATAGTCCTTGGCCAATACCAACTGTTTGCTCTAAATATATTAGAATGTCATCTTTTGCAAAGTAAGCCATTTTTGTCTGTTTATTGTTTTTATCTTGTTTATATATCTGGAATACTAACTACTCAAGTGTTAGTTTTAAGATAATTGAATAATTTATATCGAGTAATTGGTAAGAGGCATGTTTCTAGAGGAAAAGCTTTCTTAATATCTGCTCTGATATGTATTCTACTAGGCTCGTTTATGCCTACTATGGTTACAAAATCAGATATTTTTTCGATAGAGTAATCATCTTCATCTTTAAATAATTCAAATTTGAAATCTTTCCAATTTGTTAAAATCGAACCCGGTTTAATAAAACTATAGATCCTGTATTTCTTATCATTAGTGCATAGTATTAAATACCCGTTAACATAGACTCTCTTCTGCTCGGGTATTTGAGTAAAATTAATAAACTTTTCAGTATCTCTCCATTTAGCTCGAATGTCTTTGTATATTTTTTCAAAGAAAACCGTTGCATCCTCGGAAATACTTATTATAGTATTAATTTCATCAGTGTTCGCATTGTTGTATTCGTATTGAAGAGACATTGTATCGATATCAATGCCCTTGAGAGTTCTTAATCTAGAAGTAATTTCGTCGATTTTGTACTTGAATTTGTAGAGATAGTCTAGATGGAATTCAACTTCATCTAGAACAGGAAAGATGTCACCATCCTTTATTAACGACTGATATTTATTAGCCGCTGAAAGAAGCTTATACTTCTTAAATTCGTAATCTATTGGTTGTGAAGTAAGCCAATCATCATCCAGTATCTCCATGTTGTATGTATCACGGAGATGCTAGTAAATGTTAATTCTTTTTCTTAATTTTAACCGGTTCAGAATTCTTTTTAGAAGGAGAAATATATTCGGTAGATGATGTAGTTAATCCCCATTGCAGAATAAACCAGCTAGCCTCCATTTCGGCCAGTTTCTTAGTTAATCCTAATTCTTTGCTAATTCTGGTAACACAATATTCAGTGAATTTCTTTTGTTCTTCTGGTGTTGTCTGAAAATTCATATACCAATTTGGCATATCTACAACCTGTTCGTAAGTTTTGCCGAATGGTTCTAGTTGTTTATTGATTAATTCAATAAAAAGTTTGCGTTGTCTGTCTCTGCTCATAGCTCGATAATTTCATTTAATAATCCTCGGTCGGTTAAGGCGATAAATTCATTTGAAGACATAGATACTTGAACACATCCTTTAGCAGGAATATTTTGATATGTGATAGAGTCTTGCTCATCTGAATCAAGAGACCATACAATATCAAGAATTCTTTTTAAGTACTCTACTTTGTCTGATTCGATGTAAATATGTACATTCATTATTTTTTATTATTTTTTACAATAAAATCGATAATACCATATTCTAAAGCCTGATTAGCATCTAACCATAAATCTCTTTCGGCATCTTTTTTAACTTGTTCTGGATCTTTACCGCAATATTCTCCTAGTAAACCAAATAATACATCGTTTACTTTGATCCATTCTTTCCAGTCAATTGCAGCATCTTGAATATTTCCACTGAAACCTCCAGAAGATTGGTGTAGCATTGTTGTACTGAATCTTAAAGAAGACCTTTTACCTTTAGTACCAGCTCCTAATAAGATTGATCCCATTGAAGCGGCCATTCCAGTGTTTACGGTTTTGATATCGCTCTTAATGTAATCCATTACATCCACCATTGATAATCCGGATTTACAGCTTCCACCACCAGAATCAATATGCATTGTAATATCGTCGTTGTTTACTGAATCCAGAAACATCAACTGAGCCTGTACGATGGTTGACATATTATCGTTAACTTCTCCAGCTACCCATAATAATCGATCCATCATTAATCTAGAGAAAATGTCCATTTGACTAACTCTTAATTCTCTCTCTTCTAGAATATACGGTGTCAAAGATCCTTGAACCTGTTTACCGTAGTAATCTAATTTTAAAGATGAGATGTTATGCTCAGATTTGGCATATCTATTAAATTCTTTGTCTTTGCTGTAGTAATTCATAATTGTTCTAGTATTTCTTTAATAATTTTACAAGTTTCGTATTCTTCTATTTCTAAAAAATAGGCGTGTGCTTTGTTTAATGATTTTTTCCAGTTTTCTTTTTCTAAACTAATATCGTATTTACTTCCGTTATCGTCTTCGAACTGACATAATATATTATGCTTAATTGTACCATCTAATGTGTTTAAAACATGCGAGACTATTTGTCTATTTAGCGTGTCTTCTCCTTCTCTTTCGAGATAATTACTAAGTAACTTATTGGAATGATTCCGCCCTAGCATTATCTTTATTATTGGTACTTTTTTCATTAATGGTTACGTTTAAGTATTTAGATAAAACGGCTAGATATTCTATATTTTTAGAATTTTCATTGGTAGAGATCGCATCGATTTCGTCAATGTAATCGTTACCAATTTCAGTTAGTGTAAAATTATTAAAATCATCGACGTAGAATAATGGTTTTGTAAGCTCCATGGAATATTGCTTATCTGCTTTTCCATTTTCTAAAATCTGATCAGACAATTCAAAATGTCTTTCGTAATAATGGATATTATCGGCAAAATGAACATACTCTCCAATCTCTAAAGTTGGATATGTTTCTTTTAACCAAAGAAGCATGTGTTGATGTACCACTGCAAAGAAAGGAGCGTCAAATGTAAGACCATAGAAAATATCGTTAGATCGCATTTGAACTTTCATATTCAATTTATTATCTCTAATAAAAAAGTTAAGGTACATTGTACAAACAAAATCTTTATTACCTTCAAATTGATATTTTGGCTGATTCAAGAATGCAATTGCTTGACGAGTATTTATGTCAGCTTTTAAACTATCTAAGCACCATTTAAGTTGAGGTCCGAATAATAAGGCTCCGTAGTTTGAATTAATTTCATTTGTACCAGGATTTGTAATACCTTTCCAGAAATTAGAGAACTTATTAATGTAATCGATATCACAGTCTTTTTTAAGATACCATGCTACTTCTCCAGCAAAATATTTCCAGTTAAAAGCTCTGTCTTTAAATGATGCAAATGGCTGAATAGAATCTACTGAGTATTGACCATATATTAATTCACGAACTTTTAAACTTCTCGGCTGAGATTCCGAACCGTTTTTATTAATGTCTTCGATTATATCGATAAACGTGTTTGAAAAATTACTCATTGTTTTTAATTATAAAGGTTATACACTTATTTCAAAGAAAGTTTAATCGCATCTTTTTCGTGATTGACGGTATAAAAGAACTCTGTTGAAGGAGTTATTGTCTTATCAATGATTGAATCTGCCAATAAGTCTTCTACAAAATGCTGGATAGCTCGTTTAATTGGTCTTGCTCCGTATGCAATATCATAACCTTCTTTAACCAAGAATAATTTAGCTGATTTTGTAAATTTAATAGTCATTCCCTGATCTAATAATCTTTCAGCAACTTCTGCTAATTCAAGTTCTACAATCTTAAGAATAGATTCTTCAGATAATTGCTCAAATAAAATCATATCATCTAATCTATTTAAGAATTCTGGTGGGAACTTGTTCTTTAATTCTTTCCTGATCACCGATTCCATTTTAGCCTTTTGACTAGATATTGAGCCGTCTGTAAAACCAATACCTACTCCAAATTCAGCAAATTTACGGGCACCAATATTAGAAGTCATAATGATAATTGTATTTGTAAAATCAATTGTTCTACCTAAAGAATCAGTTAACCTACCATCATCTAAAACCTGCAATAGGGTATTAAAAATATCTGGATGCGCTTTTTCAATCTCATCAAATAATACTACTGAATATGGTTTTCTACGAACTTGCTCGGTTAATTGACCGCCTTCTTCGTATCCAACATATCCCGGAGGAGCTCCAACTAGGCGAGAAACTGTAAATTTCTCAGAGTATTCGCTCATATCAATTCTAATCAAATTATCTTCTGAACCAAAATAATATTCGGTAAGTGCTTTTACTGTTTCAGTTTTACCAACTCCAGTTGGACCAATAAACATAAATGAACCGATTGGTTTCTTAGCTGAAGATACTCCAGTTCTAGAACGCTTAATAACTCTACATAAAGAATCTACCGCTCCACTCTGACCAATTATAATTTTATTTAATTCTTTATTCATTCCTACAATCATCTTACTCTCATCTCCACTTAGACGAGTTACCGGAATTCCAGTAATTTCAGCAATTGTCCCGGCAACATCTTGATCAGTAACACGTCTACGTTTATCTCGTAAACTCTTTTCCCAATCTTTTAATTTAGCCTCGATTTCTTTTCTTTTACCAAGTTCAGCATCTCTAAAATTTGCAGCTGCTTCATAATCTTGTTTACTAACAGCTTCGTGTTTTTGTTTTCCAAATTCATCAGCTTCATCTTCCATCTTTTTAACATAAGGAGGAACGTTAATTTCTAGCAAATGTATTTTAGAACCAACTTCGTCCATTATATCAATAGCCTTGTCTGGTAATTCTCGTTGTGTGATATATCTTTCAGATAACTTTACGCAAGCTTCAATAGCTTCAGGTGTATAAGTTACCGAATGGTGATCTTCGTATTTCTCTTTAATCTTGTTTAAGATTTCAATTGCTTCGTCTATTGAAGGTGGATCAATGAAAACTTCTTGAAAACGACGAGTTAGAGCTCCATCCTCTTCAATATGTTCTCTGTATTCGTCGGTTGTTGTAGCGCCAATACAATGAACTTGTCCTCGTGCAAGAGCAGGTTTTAGAATATTAGAAGCATCTAAAGATCCAGAAGAACCTCCAGCGCCGATCAAAGTATGAATCTCATCAATGAATACAATAACGTCCTGATTTGACTTAAGTTCTTCAACAATCATTTTCATTCTCTCTTCAAACTCTCCACGATATTTGGTACCGGCTACAATTGTGGTTAGGTTAAGAGAGATAATTTTCTTATTTAATAGGGTACGCGCAACTTTCTTTTCGACTATGCGCTGAGCAATTGCTTCAACGATTGCAGTTTTACCAACTCCTGGATCTCCTAGGATAATTGGATTATTTTTCTTTCGACGAGAAAGAATTTGGCAAACTCGATGAACTTCTTTTTCTCTACCAATAATTGGATCTAATTTACCTTCAGCTGCTAACTGTGTTAAATCTTCTCCAAATTGATCTAGGAATGGAGTTCTACCTTTTCCACCTTTTTTGGGACTAGTCCCTGTACTATTTATATCTTCTATATTATCCATCATGTCTATTGTATTATTACTATATTTATTTAATTAAAAATTCGTATTCGAATCAGGACGATATTTTGCATTGTGCTCGATAATCTTCTGTACTGCCTCTTCTCCAGTGTCGACGATTCTGAATAGTTCAAAATCATCATTAGACATTTTACCATTAATAAACACGGTATCTATTAACCATTTATATAGACCGCTCCAGTAATCTTTTCCTACTAATATAATAGGAAACTTAGGAGAGTGTCCAGTTTGAGCAAGTGTAAGAGCTTCAAATAACTCATCAAGTGTTCCTAGACCTCCAGGAAAAACGATAAATCCTTGTGAGTATTTTATAAGTGAAACTTTTCGGGTAAAGAAGTATCTACATGTTATACCCTTATTGACATAGGGATTCATGCTTGCCTCAAATGGTAATTCAATTCCTAATCCGATCGATAAACCCTCTTTAGCTCCTTCGTTTACGGCTTCCATAACTCCTGGTCCACCGCCGGTTATTACTCCAAATCCAGCTTCGACTAGTTGTTTTCCAACGACCAAGCCTTCTTGATAGAATTTATCATCTTTAGGAGTTCTTGCTGAACCGAAAACGGCGATACAAGGACGGTCTAAATCAGATAGTTCATCGAACGCTCGAGTAAACTCGCCCTGTATTCTGAGAATTTGCCAGGCGTCAATAGACTTATTAGACATATTAATCTTCTTTTTGGATTAAACCTCGATTAGGACCGAAGGACATTAAACGTTGAACACAATTACTACATAGAACCGAGGCAATTTCAGTTCCAGTAAAAACCCATTGATCGCAAACTCCGTCTTCTGGAGCAGCTTGAGAATATTTACTTAATTCAGGTTTTGAATTCATGCAAATCATCGCATGGGCCATCTTGCCGGTCTTGTTGCCTAAATGTACCGTTTCCATCATTTTAGTTTTCCAACCAACTACTTCTTTTTTACTCGCCATCTTGTTCGATTTTTGTGAATTCGTATTTACCCTTAATAAAATGATTTAGCGCCTGTCCAGCACTACCAGAGTTTGCAAACTTGTGATAGTCATCGGCTTCAACTCCATGGTAGGAATAGACGGCACCACTTTTGAAAGTTACAATGAACTCTTTAGTGTCAGCATAGTAGCTAGTCATTTCGATTGTTGAAGACTCTAATTGCGTGTGTTGAACTTTAATCATATTTCTTTAATTTTAGTTATGTGGGGGATTTTCTTTACCTATCTTATATGGGAAATTTTTGAGTTGTTTCATGTAATCTATGTCCCTAAGAATTTTTATACACAGTCTATATTATAATACCATTGGGCCTCTCACCTTCGGCCCTCACCTTCGGCCTCTCACACTTTCCGTTTGGACATCTTCAACTGGTCTAACACCCTGATAGTAACGCCAGCGTACCATCGGAAGACTACGTGGTCCCTTTAAGTACCATTATGAATATTCATATTAACCAAGAAGGTAGGGACAGCCTCACTGAAGGGTGACTATACCAAGTGCTCTTATTTCTATGTCCCCTCCGATAGTGCCTCTGCCGATCCTTTGAATCTCTAACCTCTTTTACGGTTTACAGTTTATAGTTAATAGACGAACAATCAATTTGGAGTCTAGTAGCCCTTTGAGTTCGGCGCACCTCCACCGACGATGACCTTGGCCCCTCGAGACTTCTGGTCCCTGATGAGGGTCGGGTAGTAGTTTCCCGGACCTGGAAAAAAGGGGCCTACAGGGAACGTTAAAGTCTATAAGGGCCCTTTGAGTTCTCCTAGTTGCGATGGGGACGGGCCCCATTCGATCGGGATCAGGATTCTCTTCTAACGGTTTTGGTAACGGTTCTTATTAGTCTTTTATAGGTCTTTCTGTTACTCTTTGTATTTTGGGGCCACCGGATTTCCC